GGTATTCCATATCCTATCCTTTCTCTAATTTAAGTTTATCTTTTAAACATTAATTCAAATCACCCCTGCAATCCGCAAAGCAATATACCTGATCAGCAAAGTCTCTGCTATTCCAAGTATTTGACCGCGTGTGAAGCTCATGGGGTTTCCTTAATAATTTCAGAAGTCAAAGGGTTAACAAATGTTCTAATCGGGTAAGGAGTTGAAAGAATCATTTCTATAAAAGCCTCACCCTTTTTTGTTACCCTGTACCTGGTATCATTTGTTCCGAATTTTACTATTATTCCATTGTCAATAAAATCTTTTATAATTTCTTGTTGTGGGTTATTATGCAATCCAGGGTACTCCGCAGGTGTTGTATAAAAGTGTAAAAGTATTCCAACGGCTAATGGTGTCATTTTATTCTCCTTTATTTAATCATTAAGTGTTTATTTTTTCTTCAATTCTTCCTTAAGCAATTTTCTATTACTTCAAATTGGGGGTGAATGCAATCAACAATATTAAGTTTATCATCAATTGAAACAAAGTGTTTACAATCTTCTTTACAAAAAATAGAACCAATACTAATACCTTCAATACCAATATGTTTGCAATTTGTAATAGATTTGGTGAGGCATAATATACTTGGGCCTGTAGATTTTTTAGTGAATTTAAGTTTCATTTTATTCTCCTTTTCTTAGTACGGTTTTGTGTCCGTTAAATTTTGGCCTCTATTTGTTTTTGTAATTCAATGATAATTTCTCTCAACCGAGCATTTTCTTTAACAATTCTTCCGAAGTTTCTTTTATTGTACTTTATCCGTTTTTTAATACCGTGTGTTTTCTCATGGCATTTTTTGCAAAGCAATGTTAAATCTTCAGGTTCTTCATTGTAAAGATTCTTATATGTGAGATGGTGAATTTGAGGGTATCTTGTTTTTTCTAAGCAGGATTGGCATATGCTGCCGTGTATTTCAATAACAACTGCTCTTATATCAGCCCATTCGTCAGATTTTAGATAGTCTTTATATTTGTTTTTCTTAGACATGAGTACCAACCTTAAAAACACAAAAAGGATCATTAACGAGAGGTCGCAGCTCTATTCCAAATAACAGATATCTGGTGTTAATGATCCTATTTCTATTTTTAATTTCGGCCCTGCGACGGCACATAATTGATACTCCTTAATAATTAACTGTACGCTTATTCTCAAAATAAGTCAATTGTTATTTAATTTTATAAAATTTATCAATAGCTGATTTTAAGAGCCCACAAATAACTAAAGTTAAGCAACATGATAATATCAAGTTTAATGAAATATCTTTATACTTTTCAAACCAGATTAGGACGTAGAGTGAAATGGTTGAGGTAATTGCACTTCCAAAAAATAAAATTATCACTATTAATTTTAATATATGTTCCATGAATATCATTCCTCCTTATATTTCAAAATATGCTTATCACACAATTCTTGCACAAATATCTTTGTCTTTGCTTTTGTTCCTTGTTTCCAGAAAGTTACTGATCCTCTATGTTCTTCGTCATGATGGAATTTTCCGAGGGGAAGCATGTCTTTATCAGGAGGTTTTAATCCAGTACCGCCACCACCTAATATGGTTTGGTGTGCGCCTGTTACTTCTCCACAGTCACCTTGGCAATCTGGTTTGCAGCATGGCTGCATTAATATCCAGGCTTTATATTTCTTGTCTATGCCGGGTGGTTTCTTCTTTGGCTTTTTTCCTTTTTTGGGATCAGGGGTGAACATTTTAAAACTCACCTGTGTAAAATTTATTAAAATCAATCATCTTATCGTCAAGATAATAATCAGAGCCGCCCTTAGCCATTTTAATGCCATGATGATAAACTGAGTACTTTGTCAACCATCCAACAAGAAAAGGCGCTGCATCCCATTGCCTGGCAGTCCAGATTATAATTATGTGGCCTTGCATGAAAAGTTCATTAACTCGGTCAATAACTGACTGTTCTGGTTCTGGTTCGTTTGAATAACCGCCTTTTGTTAAAGTTCCATCAAAGTCTACGCAGAATAATTTTTGATTTGGGTTTTCGGTGTAAGTTGGCATAATTCTCCTTAAAATAATTCCAATTGGATTGATGGTTGACTGAGTCCCGGATTTAATATTCTACCCATTAAAGTTATAAACGCTTTTTCGGCTGTTGCCGGTACTACTCCATTTCCACATAATCTAAGGCGGTCCACCCTGTCTCGATTCCCATCAATTGTTCTACCCAATTGGGGTTTAATTTTGCTGTTCTGTCCATTGGTTCCGTCTGATCTTCCAGTTTTCTCAATCCCCCGCCTTTGGTCGTTCTCGTTGAGTGTCCCCCGCCGCTCGGAACTTTCGGAGTTAACCACCCTTGGCTCTTCCCATTCGTATTGAGGTTCACCGGGTCTTGCTGGCCATCGATCACTTGGAAAAATAGAGGTGGGCTGTGACGCTTTTGTTGTTCTGGTGTTCTGGCGCCACCTACTTCTGACTTCCAATCCCGGCAATTTGGTGTTATCCAACTTTTCACCTGTACCTGTTGAGTTAATCCGTACTGAGCGTTCCGACCTGTCTCTTTGTCGTAAAACCTCTGTCCCGGTTTCACATCCAATCTGTCCAAAGATATCCCGGGATCTAAAGTCGCTGGAGTACGCCAAGATAAACGCTCTTTTTCTCTGGTGTGGAGCTCCGACTTCAGCCGCCGAGAATAATCCCCACGTTGGTTCACCACAATCGTTTTCCACGCTGTATCCGAGCTTAACCAGATCGGTAAGGACTTCTCGCAATCCAAGGCTAATATGTCCTTCGACGTTTTCAAAAAAACAGAGTCCCGGCCGGACAGTTTTGATAATTTCTTTGATCCAAGGCCATAAGTGTCGGGGATCTTCTTTTCCTTTTCTTTTTCCGGCTGCCGAAAATGGTTGGCAGGGATACCCTCCAGTGAGGATATCAACTTTGTCTCGAAAGATGTACGGGCGGAATGTTTTAATATTCGTCCAGATAGGTACAGGAACCAGCTTCCCGGTTTCCATCTTGTTAACCAGGTTGCAATCTGCGAAAGCTTCGATCTCCACATGAGCGATCGGCGTGATCTTCCCAATTGCCTTTTCAAGTCCTTTTTCGATGCCACCATATCCTGTGCAAAGACTGAGTATAGTTGGTGGTTTTTTGGTATTATCCACATCAAAATTCTCCTGCATAAAATTCAAATAATACAAACGGATATCTATTAAAATCAACCAAACATACAGACTTACTTCTATTCGCTTTAAGATATTTTGATAATTTATCACGCTCATACAAAACATCGATAATTACCCATTTGCCAGTCTTTAAACCTTTACAATGTCTTGACATTCCGCAATCCTTGCACAGTTCTAAAAAGTCATTTATAGGCCAGGAGATTGCACGGGTATTACTATGCGTACAAAAAATTAAACCGGGGATATCGACAATATTAAATACTAATTGATCAGGAGAAGGTTTATCGAAAATAGGATATGGTTTTGTTTCTTGTTTGGTTTTGCCCCATTTATTTTTTATTATTGTTATTTCCATGTCTCTTCCTGTTAATAATGCGGTTCAACGGTGGCCCACATAATAAAGGCAACCCTTCCCATTACAAATATGGTTTTTAAGATTACATTCGTTAAAAGCTTCACAGCCATCCGCTGCAATAGCTGATTCTTTCGCCGGTTGGAAAGGTCGGATACCAGCCGCACCAACGCATGGACTATTTTTATTTTTAGGGTTCTTAATTAGTCCACATGAGGAACAAAATTCAGTTCCTTTTGCGGCGGGCGATAAATCAAGCTCTCTAAATTTATGTTTCATTTTAAACCTCCAAAGCGAAAGAATGTTTTGTAATCATCAACGCAAAGCCCTTCCACACTCTGGGCAAAAATCATAAGACATGACAACTTTCCAACTTTCGCATTTATAACATACAGGCTTTGTGATTGTTGCATTAACTTTATTACACGATTTTATAGAGAGTTTGATACAGTTCAAACCATCCATGGTGTAAAAAACGGAAATTGGGTCTACTGGGCAACCATCCTTAAATGGGACTAAAAGTTCTTTCAATTCACCAACGTTAATAACTGGCATTCCGTTTTTGTTAGATATTTCCATCTCTTTCATATTTGCCTCCAATTCGTGTAATAAGAAGATATACGGATTGCGCGTATATAAGAGCAGCATTTTTTCTGAATCCGCATTCATTTATTTTAGTGTTATTTTTTGGCATTTAAAGCTTTTGCATTTTTACAAAAGGTTTTAAAACAGCACCACATTTGCATTTGTAAGGTTCTTTGATTTTTCTTCCACAATCTGGACAGGTTATTTTCATTCCCTTTTTCCAATAGCTTAATTGTATTCTATGTTTCATTTTAAACCTCCTTTAATTAAACCTCAAGTTCATCCGAAACCGATTTGCCATCTTCTCTTACACATTTATGGCACCTTGGCTTTTCGTTTTCACCGCAGTATTTACATTGCCAGACAAGCTTTTTTTCTGTGCCACACTGAGTGCATGTTACCTTTCTTGAGATACTTTCTCTTTGGAAGTCATGGATCTTGCATTCATTATTATTAAGCAGCACTTTAAGATGCCCATATTGATTTTCATATTCGCAGTGGATTAATGTTTTAGCTTTTGAAAAATCATTCTTAACAGCAATCAAAGTCCAATTATATCCATCTTCAGAAAAGTTGTAAGGTATACTTTTATTTATCTTTATGTCCATTTCCTTCTCTTAAAATCGAGCCGTATTAGTTGCGTTTTTTATAGCAGCTTCAAGGTCTCCAGCTAATACTTTTAATTCAGAAAATCCCGGGAGAATTATATTTATAAACCTATCATCATTCCAGTGTGAAGTTATTTTTATTTCTGAAACGTCAGTATTTTTCTTTCCGGCTATGTCATATATTTTAACTTTGTTTTCCACTTCAATCATTTAAACCTCCACCTCTTTATTTTTTGGTCTTTGCTTCCCGTGTTTTAGTTCATAATCCCGATCTTTTAAAGCTTCACAACTTTTTTCAGGATTAACATAAAGCCGACACCGACTATTTACAGTTGCTAATGCTTTGTATTTATCCCGTTCACCAATCAGGCTGGTATATTCCTTTGCAACTTCTAAAAGTTTCAAACTGTTAATTCTGCTTGGGCGTTCAGCGAATTTAATTTGTTCTTCGCATTGGCTGATTAATAATTCTATTGATGCTAATCTCATTTAAACCTCCTTTGATGGCTCCCTTATAGCTTGTTTTGGAATCCCGATCTCACTCAACTTCCTAACATAAACAGGACTAATAACTGCATTACCGGTTATCCAATTAGATACGGTCATTTCGCTGACACCTAATTTTTTAGCAACCTCTTTTTGTGTCATACCGATCAACCTGATTTCTTTAGCTAATAACTTTTCTTTTTTCAATTTGTTCTCCTTTTATAATAATGATCCTTTCATTTGTCTACTATAGTACCCTTATCTTAATTAAATGTCAAACATATTTTATTTTTACTTGACACATACAATTTCGGGGTGGTATGATGTAAGAAAATCAAGCCAGAATCGAACACCTAATTGAATTTGAGGATTGATTCAGAGCTTGAATGGCAAGAACCAAGAAATGATAACTTTTAATAAGGGAGAAAACTATGGATACAATGACAGAAAAACAACTTAGAGCGATTAATCCTGTAGAATATGAAGGCGTTGACGTTACCTGGCAAAACGGTTCCGGTAAAAAAGCCACTGGTCGGGTGTTGTTTGATTATGACCAAGGCCTTTCAGTTCTTAATAAGGAAAATACTGAGGAATGCTTGGCTGGGTTTCATGGTCCTGCATATACCCCAAAAAAAACGAATTACACTACAAAAGAAGTGTATCATAAAGACCTGTCTGCCGTATTCTCAATGCTTAAATATGGTTTCTATAATACCATAACAAGAAGAGACTTATGCGGAGAATCTACAAATGTTTCTCCCTTTGGTTCAACAGCAACCTGCTCATTCACATAACAAGCTTGATAGAACAACAGAATAAAAGCTCTTTGAAAATTTGGGATAATGTTAGTCGAACGAAAAAACCGTGTAAGCGACCAGAAATGGTGCTCTGGCAACATCGCAATGTTGGTCACTGTAAATCAATTACGGTATCTTAGATTTGCACACAGCAAACATGCTACCAGAACCATAGAGAGATGAGGTTCATTATCCCATTACAAATTTTAGGCAGAAACAGCAATTATAATCTTAGATAAGGAGAGAGTATGGAAAAAGGTGATAGAGTAAAAATCATTGACGGTAGTTATGCTGTAAGAATTGACCAACATGAAAGATATAATACTATAGGTCTTACAAAAGATGTTTTTGAGATACTATATTCTACGACTGATGCTATCAAATCAGGCAGATACTCAGTCCACGACGTAGTTATCAGGAACACAAATAATGACAGAATCTATTTGCATTCAAAAGCTTTTATCAGAGTTGTTGAACCAAGGGTAAAAGAGATAACAATTTCCGAGCTTGAATCTCAATACGGCTGCAAGGTCAAAATCATAAAGTAACAAACCTTAAATCAAGACCGAACACAAGTTCTTTTTAATATGGGGTTGTGCGAAAGCAAGGGTGAAGACTTGCAAAAAGGTAGAATGTCCTGCGCAATCCCATTACCAATAACCAATAACAAAAGGAGAAAGTCTTATAGAAATAGCATATCAAGGAAGCCTTGAGATAACCAAGAACGCGATAGGATTATTTAATACCCGGCAGGAACTATCTTGCCGGGTAACAAAAAAGGAGAAGATTATGAAACCAATACAACTATCAGCCAATAAATACAAGAACACCAACTCAAACAAGGAATACACTTCTATCGAAGAATCAGACATGATGAAAGCCGTAAAAGAAGGGAAGCATCTCAGAACCAGGAGTTTAATTATTTCATTAGCTATCGGCTTTATAGGTCTTGTCTGCATCCTTGCTTCTATAGTGCATATATCAGTCGATATGGTGAAAGACACATGTACTCTTGTTATAATAAATTTTCTTTCTTTTGGGCTTAAAATATCTTTGGGATTTTTGTTTTTGGGGTGTGGGTTTTGGACTTGGAGGGAGTAATTATGTGGATTATTTTTGCAATAATATTTATTATAGCAGGACTCTTGCTTGGCAAATTCTTGCCTACTTTTTTTTACTGGATCATCTTTAGTCGGTTTGAGGAAAATGAATAATATATAAACAATAACAGGAGAATAAAATGGCAATATTAAAATTCGAAATAGACACAGATGATATGTTCCAAGATTATGACCCAGAATTTGGGCCTTCTGGCGAATCATTTGAGCAGCTGTTCAGAGACGGTTTATCAGTACAGATACAAGATAAAGTAACCGCTGATATATCAAAAGTAAAAATTGATGAAATTTCTGAAAAGATCAAAGAAAGTGTGGTTGATGCTGTTGAAAATAAATTGATGAATTTAATTAACGAGGATGTCGTAATATCTGACAGATGGGGAAAATCAGAATTCATAGGATCTGTTGAAGATTACATTAAAAAGCAAATAGATGAAAAAATGTTATCTCCTGTTGATTCATATGGTAAAAAACTTGAAGGTTGTACAAGCACAACCAAAAGCTGGATCGAATGGAAAATTGAACAAAGTATAGATTCCTCGTTAGAAAGAATAAAAGATTCAGCAAAAAGACAAGCTACTGATTTTTGTAAAAATACCCTTCAGAAAGAGCTTGAAAACTTTAAAAACAAAACATTAAAAGGTGCAATTGTAAGTCACCTTGATTCTCTTGGTATTATTAAAAGCTAATACAGGGTCAACTATGCCATACCACAAAAGACCTCAGTGCTACAAAGCTGAAATATATTCCCCAACCCTGAAACGCCGGGTAGAATTTTTTATGTCAAACAATATTGTAGAAGATATCAACTTGAGTCAAAAGGAAGAAGCCGATGAGTGGCTTGTGTTGAATGAAATCAAAAAACATTTTCGAATTTTGGAGGAAAATTAAATGGGACAAAAAAAACAGAAAAAGAACTTACCTGAAGTTATCCAGCCTAAACAAATTGAACTTGCCGAGGGTGCCGGACCAATGACACAGGTTACAATGTTTATTGCAGCAGGTGGTAAATTTTCAGATGTTAGAGAAATGATGCAATTGCAGCGCGAGTACGATGCTTATGAGGCAAAAAAAGCTTATGTTAAAGCAATGGCTTTATTTAAAAAAGACCCTCCCAAAATATACAAAGACAAATCTGTTGGGTTTAAATCAAAAAAACCTGGGGCTAGCTCAACAAGTTATAAACATGCAACGCTTGGTGCTGTAACAGATGCTATCAATAAAGGGCTTGGAGAGTGTGGTTTTTCTGTATCTTTTCCACTTGAGCAAGATGACAACTCAATGAAAGTGACTTGTATTATTACTCATGAATTAGGGCACAGTGAAAGCACTTCTCTTAAGGCAGGGTTCGATAATACAGGAAATAAAAATACCATCCAGTCAATGGGTTCAACAATATCATACCTTGAGCGATACACAGTTCTTGCTCTTACCGGACTCGCAACCCATGATCAAGATGATGATGGTCAAGCAGCAGAACCTCTTCAATTCATAACAGAAAACGAATGCATCATGATAAAAGAAACCATCGAAAGCATAGACGATTTCAGCGAAAAAGACTTTTTGTCATGGGCGAAGATTGATTCAGTCGAAGGATTGCTGGCTGAAAATCTGCAAAAAATCAAAGTCGCATTAAAAGCAAGGTCAGAAAAATGATAATAGAGCAATCATTCAAGCAACATGATCCTGAGTGGTTCGATGCAAAACTTGATTCTATCGGTGGCACCAGGACCAAAAACTACATAACCAGCACCGGTAAACCATCGAAAAGCAAGATCAAATACCTTTATAAAAAGGCAAGTGAACATATAACAAGACGTACAAAACCTATATATCCATCTTATGATATGAAATGGGGAACAGAATTTGAACCAGAGGCGAGAGAAGTCTTTTCGATGGTTCATGGTGTAGAAATTGAAGAATGCGCGATGATCTTCGATACCGATAAAAGGAGAAGCCATGTTTCCCCGGATGGGTTTAATCAAAAAGTAAAATTTGGTTTAGAGATCAAATGCCCAATGCTTGAAACTCATGATGGGTATTTGAAAGAACCAGAATTGCCGATAGAATATATACTTCAGGTTCAAAAAGGCCTTGCTATCACCGGGTGGAATAGATGGTGGTTTATGAGCTATTTCCCAGGTGTAGAACCGTTATTTATTCCGATTGATCGAGATGAAGTCCTAATCAAAAAAATAAAAATTGAGACAATATTATTCTTGAACGACCTTGATAAACTTATAACCAGATTAAAAGGATAAAACCATGACAACAGCATTAATTACAAAAGCAATCACACCGTCAGAAGTTTTCGTGCCAAAAGGCCTTGATCCAATCTTAGCAGGAGTGCGCGAAAAGGTTAAAGAAATCAAAGCTAAAAAACTTGATATGTCAGTCAAAAAAAATCGTGACGAACTCCGCACTTTCGCTTCAGACGTTGGGAAATCAAAGACTTTTATAGACAAAGCTCGTGTGAAGTTTGTTTCAGACAAAAAAGCTGCTTTGAAAGTTATTGATTCTGAGTGCAAAAAATACCGGGATACTATGGATGAAATCAAGATTGATGTCCGTATACCATTAACCGAGTGGGAAGCAGCAGAAGATGTCAAAAAAGCGGCTGAACGCCTACAGATTGAAATTGACATGGATCATGAAGAAGCTCTTGGAATGGAAGATCTTTTTAACCGGGAAAAAGAAATGGCTCGCAAAGAAGCTGAAATGGCTCAGGCCGAAGAAGAGCGAATTGCAAAGGAACAAGCTGAACAGGCAGAAAAAGACCGGATTGAAAATGAAGTCCGAATTAAAAAAGAAGCTGAAGATCAAGCAAAATTTAATGCATCTGAAGAAATCAAATGGTCAAAAATAAAAAGAATCACAGATCTTGGGCTTGTAATTGATTCTGATGATAAACAATGGACAAAAGATGATATTAATATTTCTGTTGTTGAGTTCAAAACATTAAATGATGATGATTTTGATGCTTTGATAATTAAAGTCAAAAAAGAGATTGATAGAAGAGAAAAAGAAAAGATTGAGAGCGACCGTATAGCAGCAGAAGAACAAGCCAAAGCCAACCAGGAAGCCGCCGTTAAAAAGGCCCAGGAAGATGCAACAGCAAAAGTCAAGGCTGAAAAAGATGCAGAGGAAAGACGAATTGCCGAAGAAAACCGGATAGCTGAAAAGAAAGCAGCCAACACTCGCCACCAGGCACATGTGAATAACAAAATCAAAGATGGATTAATGACTTTGAATATTGATAAAGAAACAGCAAAGAAAATTATCATTGCAACTGCAAAAGGTGAGATTGAGTTCCTTAAAATATTATATTAACCCCCTTCCCCTGGCAACCACTTGTTTGTTGCATGATACTCGGCCATCCTGGGGTAGACTTCAGGCAGGGGAACCAAACTTTAAGAGGCGAGTCATGATAAAATGTAAACCAGGAACAATATACTATCTAGCATCTTGCGGTTGCATACTTGAAAAAAGCCAAGTCATAAAAAGAAAACGATACGATGCAGTAAACAGTCGTCAACCTTTAATCAATGCCTGCCCGGATCATCCAAAGTTTATAATTGAAAGAATAGTAAAATGCATTGACTGCGGAAAAATCAGCAGTTTTGATCCTGGCAATGGTGGGCTTTCGGAAAGATGCAGGCCTTGTGGAATAATAAACAGTAAGAAAAAAGCTAAAGAGAAAAGAATAATCAAGGCACTTGAAAAGGCTTGTGTTAAAAAATCCGAACCATTAAAAAATTCGACTCCAATCCGGTTTGAACAAGAAAATATGAAGGTGTTTCGAAGTCCAAAAGCAGCATTAACTTTAGAGCAAGCAGCCTTGAGAGGGATTGCCTGTATTCCGGCGGATAATTTATTTAAGTTCCATCGTGATATGATTGGTATTAGGGTTTAAAAAGGGTTGAGATTTTTGAAAGAAAGTAAGAAATAATTTAAAATATAAGGAGTGAGTATGGAAGAAGAAAAGGTTTTAGAAATAACAAACAATATGCTTGATGTTTTTGATAAGTTTATTAAAGAAATAGACGAGCAGATTTTGGTTGAAAAATACGAAATTAAAAAGCGGAGTCATCGATTAGAGATTTTGGATTATGAAAGGGGCCGGGCTGAATTTTCAAGGTCTTGTATGGTCGATCAACAAAAAGAGATTTTTAAACAAGAAGAAAAGGAATAGACTCTTGCAATTTTTATTTGTTAAGTGTAATATTAATATAGTTTTCGCATAAAGTGATGGTGGTCTTAATTGGACCTTTGCTTGAATTCCCAACGAGACATCACGCGGAGATTAAATCATATAACGGGAATAACTGTGGGAGGTTATGAAAAACATGCCTGAAAAATCTACGAAAAAATCAAAAGAAAATTTAAAACCTTGCCCGTTTTGTGGGTCAGCCCCATTTTTAAATGAACATTATCCAAAAGTTAACGGTCATACATTATGGCAAATCGGATGTGAAGATGAATCCTGTCCCGTACACGATGTTTGGGGTGCTGGATATAGTAACTCAAAGCTTGCTATTGAAGCATGGAACACAAGGGTTGAATAATGGATAATAGTTACATCAAACTTTATCGCATGTTAATCAAAAAACCTATCTGGCTCAATTCTACTCCTGAACATAAATCTATTTTAATAACACTCTTGCTTCTTGCAAATCACGAACCGGCAGAATGGGAATGGATGGGCGAAAAGTTCAATGTGAATCCCGGCCAATTTGTCACTTCCCTTGAATCAATCCGTAAAAAAACAGGTAAAGGAATATCAATACAAAATATCAGGTCTTGTTTAAAACGGTTAACAAAACTTCATTTTGCAACAAACAAAGCAACAAAGGCTGGTCGACTGATTACTATAATAAATTGGGGTAGTTACCAACCGAAAAATAAAAAAGCAACAAAGATAGCAACAATAGAGCAACAAAGCAGCAACAAAGCAGCAACACCTAACAAGAACGATAAGAACGATAAGAACGATAATAAAGAAAAGAAAAAGACTCTAAAGAAATTAGATTTTACAGATTATCTTCAGGATAAAATAATAGAGAATAACCTCTTTGAAAATAAAGACAAGATATTTGAATTTTATAAATATCGTATGGAAACAAAAATAAAAAATAAAAAACAACCATACAACACTGAATATGGAATTGATGGATTGATAAAATCTTTAAATGGTTGCCGGGATGCAGGAATGTTTATTTCTGAATGTATTGACAAAGCTATGCAAAATGAATGGTTAAAACCAGATCCTTCTTATTTTAAAAATAATAAACCAAATAATAATTTTCCATCAAGATCAGATAAAAACAAACAAGCATGTCAAGAATTTATAAACGGAGCTGGAAATGAAAGATAATATTGAAACAAAAAAAGCGTTTGCCGTTAGGATGTATGGATTAGCTGAAGATTTCGGCGGTGAAATGTCTAAAGACGGTCTTGTTGTAAGATTTGAAGCTTTGAAACAATATGATCTTGACGATATATCAAAAGCTACAACATGGCTTTTGAAGAATCGTGAGAATACATTTCCTGCCGTACCCACAACCAGAGAAATTATTCGTGCAATTGAAAAAGTATCAGGAAAGATAGACACAAAAATAACTGCTAATCTTGAATGTGATAAGGTTCTAAGGAATTTAAGTAGGCTTGGTAGGGAATGTGTGGCACAGTTCCATGATCCTATCACACAGCATTTATTAACCCGTAGATGGTCATTTATAAAGCTTGACCAAGAGAGTGTTAAAGATCCAACTTTTAAATGGTTCAGGAAAGAATTTGTCGAGGCTTATCTTGATTATAAAAAAGAGGATGTTGCTTTGCTTGAATGCTCACCGGGTACGATACCGATTGAAAATTTAAAACAACTTTTACCAGGAGGTAATAAATGAAATTAGGAATTAGCATAAAAATTGATGTTACAAAAATTGACAAGTCAAGAATATTTGTTGGTAAGAAAGGGAAATATATCGATCTTACAACCTTTATTGACACGGATAATGAATCAGAATACGGTGATCATGGATTTATAAGCCAGTCAGTATCAAAAGAAGAAAAAGAACAGGGTGTTAAAACTCCGATACTTGGGAATACAAAGGTGTTTTATGGGTTGCAACAAGGCAATCAGCAGAATAGCCAAACAAACCAGCAGAATAGCCAAACAAACCAGCAGCAGAGCCAACAACCAATACCAGACGATGATATACCATTTTGAAACCCAACAACCAGGAGGCCACAAGTGAAAGAAATAAAATTTAGAGCATTTAGACCAAAATTTGGAGATGATAAAATTGATGTAATGACAGAAAGTTTCACACTTGGTAATTTACAGGATAAAGATGATTTTAATTTTACAGATGGTGGGTATGTTTCTTGGAATGAGTTTGGGCTTGAAAATAAAAATACAGTATTAATGCAATACACCGGACTAAAAGACAAGAACGGAAAAGAGATTTATGAGGGTGATATTTTAATTATTTTTAACCATGAAAACCAAGTACAAAAAATGGAACTTATTTGTTTAGTAGAGTTTGGATTATTTGGTTCATATCAGGCTGTGGTAAAAATAGTTCATCTTTGGGAAAAATATAATATTGAACCACTAGAATATAATAAAGCGCTTTATTTTCTTAATCTGATTGGGTCAAAGGAATATGAAATCATAGGGAATATCCACCAAAACCCTGAGCTACTACCAGGAGAAAACAAATGAAAGAAAGAAGCAAGACAGACCGTCGGCAAAGAAAAGAAGCTCTTTATGCAGCAGACCGCCGAAAGGAAGAAAGGAGAGAAAATTGAAAACCCTTCACTTAAATCTCATTAAAATCTGGTTCGACATGATCCAGTCCGGAGAAAAACCAGAAGAGTACCGGGAAATAACAGATTATTGGTCTGTTAGATTAATTGAAAACTGGAACATTTTTAATCCTTCTGCTAAAAAAATACTTTTAGATATTATGAAAAATACTGAAATATTGCCCGAAGAATTTGAGACCTGTCTTGAATTAAAGCCAAAAGATTTTGATCAAGTATTTTTTAAGAACGGTATGAAACGAAAAGGTAAAGCAGCCCCATGTTTTAATAAAGAATATAAAAGCCTTGAGGTTGGCAAGGGTCGAGAAGAATGGGGCACAAAGTCTGGGGTTAATTATTTTGTGATTAAATTGGGGAAAATATTATGAGTTGCCCAAACTGTTCAGGAATACAACACTGCCCTTGTAAAAATTGCCATAGTAGAAATCAATACAAAATAACTTGGATTTGGGTAGATGGTAACGGTCTTCATAAATGCGGATATTGTGGGTTAACTATGCCAGCATGGGAATGGGAAGATTTAGAAGTTGAACAGCTTAGAAAAGAGGGGAGGTGGCCAGTATGAAAAAGTTATTCGTAAGCTATCATTTTTTAGCACCATATGAGAGTGGCCAGATGCATGAAGATTTTGGAAATATATTTCTTGAGGTTGAAGAACCTACATCTGAAGAAGAATTATGCAAAATTGAAACAATGATTAGTGAAACTGTTTGTGGTAGGATCGGTTTTCAGACAGCGAGTGTTACTATTTTGAATTTTAAAACAATAATAAAGGATTCAGAATGATAATAAGAAACATACCAATAAGAGCAAGAAAGTCAGCTAATAAATGGTTTTGGTTGAATCAGAACCAATACAGGGACACAAACCCAAAAACGATAGCAAGGGCTAAAAAATGGTTCACAGAGTGGTTTATGACTCAGAATGTAAATGGTGAATTTTCAGGCCCGGTTCATATACATTATGAAATATATCCAAAAAAGAATAGCGATTTGATGAATATAGGATCTGTACTCGATAAATTCTTTCAAGATGCCCTTGTTAAAAGACAGATAATTAAAGATGATAGTTGTAAATATGTAAAATCGGTATCATTTGAATTTATGGGTTATAATCATCCTGGATATGCTAATGTTGAAATAACTTTATTATGATACAGATAATAAAACAAACCTGTACTAAAATATTAAAAGCTGGTAAACCGCTTAACTTTTAAAAGAAAGGAACGAACTATGAAAAGAAGAATTTATGTAGCAAGTAGTTGGAGGAATGAAATTCAGCCAAGTATTGTGCAATCCTTAAGAGAAGACGGGCATGATGTTTATGATTTTAGAAACCCGTCAAATATCGACAAAGGTTTTCATTGGTCCGATATCGATCCTGATTGGAAAAACTGGACCCCAGAAAAATATTGTGATTGCCTTGACCATCCAATAGCTGAAAAAGGTTATAAATTAGACCTTGACGCAATGATTTGGGCCGAAGTTTTTGTCGGAGTCCAACCGTTTGGCCGCTCTGCTTCATTGGAAATGGGTTGGGCGGCTGGTAAAGGTAAAAAAACTATTCTTTTGCTCGAAAATGGGGAGCCTGAATTAATGGTAAAGATGCTTAATCATATTTGCTGTAGTGTAGATGAGGTTAAAAATATATTAAATGCAAGATTGAAATATAAATGTGGGTGTGGGTGTAATCCTGAGCATGGACATGCCCCATCATGTATGCATGATAATTGGGATGATGAAACCTATTAACATTCTGCGGTCAGCGCTTCGCTTGCCGTAGATGTCCATATTAGGAGGACTTATGAATAAAGATAAAATAGTATCTTTAGCGAGGGAATATGTTGAAAACACTAAATGCTCATGTGATCCATCGAAGGTTATGTCATGCTGGCGCTGCCTCTTCGAACACAATTTATTTATTATAGAGGAAGGCAAACAAATGATTAATCGGGAAGTTGAACACGAACAGACTAACAAATGCCCGGCGTTTATCTTTTGTCAAAAACGGGTATTAAACACACAACAGTGCATAGTATTAGACGGAGGTATAGAAAAATGGATAAAAGTAAAGCGCGCGTGTTCCTTGGTGGAACTTGTAACGAGTCAAATTGGAGAAATTTAATTATTCCACAGCTTAATATTGATTATTTTAATCCGGTGGTTGATGATTGGACAGAAGATTGTATGGAAAAAGAAAAAGAAGAAAGAGCGACTTGTAGTTTTTGTCTTTATACGCTCACACCTAAAATGACTGGTGTTTATGCTGTAGCTGAAGTAGTAGACGATTCAAACAAAAGGCCAGAAAAGACTATTCTCGTTCTATTACGGAATGATGGAAAAGAAAGATTCACAGAGGGGCAATGGAAATCTCTTTGGGCTTTAGCGGTCATGGTAAAGAAAAATGGCGGCAAGGTTTTTGACAATTTAAAAGAAGCTGCTGTTTGTATGAATTTAAATAAATCTTGACAAAAACAAGTTGAAAGATTACATATTAACTTTAAGTCCCGAATGGGCATTTATAGAATCAAGTTTTATTAATTTACCTTTGCAAAGGAGAATTTTATGAAAATGTTGTTTAAAACCAACACAGTGAAACGCCCCATTGGAGAATGTTAGTTTTTTTACTTTAATTTCAACAACCCACAGAGAAGGGGTCGGTTAGTCTTAGTAACCGGCCCCGTTTAAATTTTCATAACAAATAAGTTTGATCTTTGGCAAATTGTGAAAAAGTAAAGCCGGATCAGTGCCAACACTCATCCGGCTATTTGTTTTATTTTGTACGGTTTAAATATTCTTCATGCCTGTGTGCGATCCTGTCAAGGGCTTTTTCATACTCTTCTTTTGTGATTAAGAGATCTTTGTATTGTTCTATTACTTCTGCCGTTTGTTGTTCGATGTTTGGCTCTTTCATTTTATCACCACCTTATAAAAATAATCTCTTGCGCTGATTACAGATAAAACCCTGCTTTCAGTAGATTCTATACCTTTTACGTAGGCATCCACTAAGCTTGATGCCTCTATGTATCGGATATAGCCGTCTTCGAACTCTATGCGGTAAAATTCCATTCTAAATACCTCCATCTAAAATTGACATTAAAATTATGATTAGTAGGCCTATTATGTTTAGAATTATGTATTTCATGGTTAAAGGCCTATTTGCAAAAGTCCACTTGTTTGGGTTAACTGATAGTTTGCTTTGAAAAATTTCTCTGTTTTTGATACCGGGATATTAAGCTCTTCACTTGCCTGAACATGGTTTGTTAACCATCCTTTAAGCCTGCCGAATTCAACGTTTAAGGTTCTGATAAAATCCTGGTTAAATTTTATATGCATGTTACCGTTAAGGAAGGCTTTAACAGACATTAACTTTTCATTTTTCATTTTATTCATATGGAAATCATTGGTTTTATTGCTTTTCCATTCATATACACTTTCTTGTCTTGAATCGGTCCATGATGGAGTTGAAAAGCCAAGATTATTGGAAATTGTCATTATATCGTCAAGGAAGTTGTGAGCCCTTTTTGACAGGTTGTTTGGATAATCATATGTATTCCATGCTTGCCCACCATTTAAACCACCGATATGATGTAATACAATTCTTAGCTCAAGGCTGTAATGACTCAGGCCGTCTGGTTTTCTTCCACAGTATCGCCAGTCCTGATCTTCAAAAACACGTTTGTTTGATTTGTAAAGTTTGACATTTGCTTTATCAATCATGTTTTCAACCAGGTCAATCAATTGGGTATCGTAATATTTATTGGCATTTTTAATAACCCAGACAGTCACGCCGTAAATATTTGATTCTGTAAAATCAATTGAAGTATGATCAGTAAGCTTTTTAAGCATTAATTCCCGGCTTCCATGGGTTAATCTACTTGTGATTTTCCCGTAATTATTAAAAAGCTCTTGCCAGTATTTATTTTTAAGTCCGACTATTCGCTGTTTTAAAGCCCCTTTAATATTTTTAGTATCAACGTCAAGCTCTTTTAAGATGTCATAGTCAAGGTCACAAATGGTTATGAACATTTTCTGAAGGTGTTCCATTTCTTGATTGTAAAGTTCAACGAGTACAGGAACAAGTCCACGGCCTGCTGTCAATTGACCATCAAGTTTTTCTTTCAATGTTTTGGCTCGGTCTTGTTTTTTTTCATAATCACTTGATTTCGTCTTATCAGAATTTGGTTTAAAATTTGTCTCAAACCAAATATCAAAAGGGTCAGTGTTTGGGGTATCTCTTGAATATTGCCCATGATCTGCGAACATTTTAACTGCTATGATGTCAATATTCGCTCTGGCTGATCTTTCAGCGTCAAGAAAATTATCAGACCCTATAATTTTAAAGGTGGCTTCTCTTGATTCTATAGCTGACTTAATAACGTTTGAGTCAGACCATCTTTGAGGTAGTATCAAGTAAACCATTTTACAATTCGCCTCTAATATTATCTTTTCAACCCATTGGATATATTCAGAGTACGGTGGGTTGCAGAAAATAACCTGGACTTCTTTATCAATTAAGGTTGAGGAAAAAAATTCAGTTCCAATAATAAAAACATCGTCCGGCATTTGTTTGATAAGTATTTGACTTTTCTCAATGGCATATTTTGAACCACCATTTGAAATATCTGTTACCACCCTACCGTCACCAGCCCCACAATCAAGTACAGAAACAGATTTTAAAAAATGCCCGTGCTCTTCTGTTTTTGAATTGTAATTTGTATTAAAATATTTAATCATATCTGATTTAATACAATCAATCATTCCCCCAGTTGTCGGGTACCATTCAAAATCTTGGTCGAGGTCTTTAAGTTCTTTTACGATTACGGAAGTATTCATATTTTAATCCTTTTGTTGTGCCCCTTTCGGAGCGTTAAAGTTATACTGCTATTGACTTGTTTGATTCGCTTATTGTTTCTGATCCGTGCATATGTCTGATATCTGTCATTGAAAAGCTTTTTTTGCCCCGTTTTGAATAAGAGCCTTCGTGATAATACCAAGCTTTTTTATTTCCGGAAAATTTAAGATTTAAACCCTTAAGAACTTTTTTATGATCAAATGTTTGACCGGACACCCAAAGCCATGAGCCTATGATTTCAATCTTAACGCCTGGAATGTTTTTAACTGAGTCAATTATATTCTGAATTGTTTCAGTTAAAGGTGTTGTCCTCTTAGCTTTTCGTACCTGTTCGTTGGTCCACCATGAGTCACATTTTTTAAGGAAGTCATAAGCAGCGTTTACAAGTTTCATGATTTCAACGTCGCCGCCCTTGTCTGGATGGTGTTGCAGGCATGCTTTTTTATAAGCTTTCTTCAGGCCAGATTCTGATTTTTCTTGTGGGTTAATTATTGCTAGTGCTTGAATTAAATCCATGGTTAAGCTCCTTTATATTATTAGTTTGGCTTATTAATTTCAGCTAAAATCATTTTAATTTCTTTCTTTGTTGCTTTCCGTGTTCCATGCTCGTTAGATATATAATAAATGTTTTTTGATACATAGACAGCAAAAGAATAGTTTTTTGAATTATATGTATACACTTTCTTCATATCTAACCCCTTTATATTATTAGTTTAAACCCTTAATCGGATGCACCAGATTGATGCAGCCTGTTAAAGGTTTAAGCAAAAGGAATACTGATATTGTCAATGATGAATTGGTTTGCATGTGCCAAAGTATTAAAATACTCAACAACTTCGCGCCCATCAATATAAAAATATACATTATACTGGTATTCGCCAACTCTTTCGACATAAATTGTTTCGTGCGGTGTAGTGATTGCGTTTAATAGGTTCATATTATTTCCCCTTTTATTTAAGTTTGTTTTAATCATGGTTCTTTATCTCATACCCTAATAAACTCTTTCGATTGTTCTAACAGGAAGCCCAGTATCTTTTTTATAAGTGGTATGCTCATAGCTTGTAAGTCCACATGATTTGGCTATGTGATTAGCTATACTGGGAGTACTTGAGTTTTTATTAATTGCGTGGCCGGCGACAAAGATTATAAAGTTATCAGTTCTTTCATGGTAATGTGTCCAAACTAATTGAGTTTTGTATTCTGTGTTGTTGAGTTTTTCATGTTGTATTCTCCTTTAAGATTAATTTAATTGAATAAATAATACGATTTTTCCAGAGACCTTGTCAAATCCGATGAGGCCGGATTACAACCAATTAGAACTAAATAAGACAAATAACCTTTCATTTGCTTTTAATTGCATATCTATGCTATTATATACTGTAATTAGAGATTTAAAAGTCCATTATTTAATGTAAGCTGTTGAAATTATAGGAATAAAATAATTTAGAGGCTAAGAATGGCATTCAATGACGGTTGGACAAATAAAAGACTGAGGCATGAGACAAAGCCAAAAGAATCAATTGAAAGCTTTCTATCCAGGGGCGGTAAAATTATTAAATGTCCAGCATTTAAAAGTATCAATATAACAAAATATAATTTTCATAACCTTTGTGGCATTGACCCTTATACAGCAATTATGGTAAACTATTAAATGTCAATAAAATCTACATCGAAACAAAGGCTACCAAACCAGGCTTTTGACGATGGTTGGGATAATATGAAATGGAATAGTGGCAAGCAAGATAATGAAAAAAAAGTACAAGAGGCTTATAAAGAGTTGCGTAAGGCTACTGATAATTATAGAAAGGCAAAGTTATTAAATAAGGGGTCTAAAATGGCAAACAAAAAAAAACAAGCTCAGAAGAAAGCACCTCCTAAGAAAAGAGGAACGAAGCGAAATAAAGGCAAGAGTTATTAATGGAATATTTAATTTTAATTTGTATAATTTGGTTACATTTCTTTGCTGATTTCTTTTTGCAGTCTGATAAGGTAGCTCTAAACAAGAGCACAAAGATTCAATATCTTCTTTTGCATTGCTTTATATATTACATTCCATTCCTGTTGATCGGGTTAAACTATGCTATATTAAATACGGTTTTACATTTTGGTGTTGATTATTTCTCATCCAAGGCAACTTCGTATTTATGGCAGAAAGAAAAAAGGCACTGGTTCTTTGTTGTGATTGGATTAGACCAGGCTATGCATATGACTTGTTTAATTGTTACGATGGAGTTTATGATTTTATGACAATCTAAGGGGAGTTAAAACTATGTGTATACCACTTTATATTTACGAACAAAATTTATCAGTTGAAGAAATAGCAATTTTAATGAAATGGCATCAAAATGAAGATTTTGACGATAAGTATATTATGCCTTATACTGTTGCAGTGGAGGATCTTCTATGAAACACGCAAAGCATATTAAAAGAGGGTTTAAGAGATTTGGCAAGATCATGTACAATTCCCCTTTCACATTAGAAGATTATCAAAGGGCAAATTTAAGGGCAATCCCAGGTGCAGCAATCGGCGGTATAGCAGGTTGTATGCCATTTCTTCGAGAGGTATTATGTATGGGAAATGATCAAAAACCATGTATACCATAACACTCAAACAAATCAAAACGCAAAATTTGGGCATGTTATGTGGTTGTATTATTTCAGTTTTGTTGAAAAAACTAAACAAAGTTGTTGAAAAGGTGTAAAGATGGTATTTCAACCAGGTAATGAGTTCTGGAAGTTTAGAACAAAGCATGGAGCTAATAAAATATTCTCTTCTCCAAAATTGTTTTGGGATGAATGTCTGAAATATTTTCAATGGTGTGAAGATCATCCGTTGCAAGAAGAAAAAGTATTTCATGCAAGTGGAGAGATTACAAGAGCAAACGTTTCAAAGATGAGAGCAATGACTCTGAATGGGTTATGGTTCTTCCTAAAGATTTCAAAAGACACATGGTATAACTATAAAAAAGATGATGGTTTATTAGAAGTCATACACGAGGCAGAGCAGGTTATTTATGATCAAAAGTTCTCTGGGGCTGCTGCTGACATGCTTAACGCCAATATCATAGCCAGAGATTTAGGACTTACCGATAAGAAAGAAGTTAAAGAAACTTTAGAGATTACTGGTTTAACAGAAGAACAGCTAAATAAACAAATTAAAGCTTTAGAGGCTAAACTCAATGAGCCAGACAAGAGCTGATAAAATAAAATACCTTTCTCTCCTTAAAGAAAAAGATCGTCGCAAATCCCAAAATAAAATTTCAACATTTTACCCTGAAGAGGGCAAGCTTTCACGTCACAACTATCCAAAACATATGGAATTTTTCGCAGCAGGTAAGAACTATTCAGAACGGTGTATGATGGCTGCTAATCGCGTCGGAAAAACTGAAGGTGTTGGCGGTTATGAACTTACGATGCATTTAACCGGTGATTACCCCGATTGGTGGGATGGTTTAAGATATGATCGTCCTATTAAATCCTGGGCGGCTGGGACCACCAGCACAACAACTCGTGATATTCTACAAAATAAACTAATCGGCCCGAAAGAAGATATAGGCACTGGTTTGATCCCTGGGGATAAAATAGCAAAGACCACGCCTAAAGCTGGCGTGCCTGATGCTGTTGACACTGTTTTAGTTAAACATTCATCTGGTGGAGTATCCAGATTAAAATTCAAAGCATATAAAGAAGGTCGTAAATCTTTTGAAGGTACAGAGCAAGATATAATCCTTCTTGATGAAGAATGCCCGTTAAATATCTATTTAGAGTGTTTAATCAGAACAATGACCACAAACGGGCATATTCTTTTTACATTCACTCCCCTGGAAGGTTTAACGGAAACGGTTTTACAATTTATGCCAGGTGGAAAGATTCAAGAGAAGGAATCCGGTACAAAAAAGGTTATTATGGCTACCTGGGACGATGCTCCCCATTTAACTCAAGAACAAAGAGATAAATTATATGAAAGCCTGCCGGTTTATCAAAGGGATGCAAGAACTAAAGGGATACCGCAACTTGGATCAGGTGCAATATATCCAATAACAGAAAGTGATATTATAGTTCCACCATTCAGGATCCCCGAACACTGGCCTAAATCTTATGGATTAGATGTGGGATGGAATAAAACTGCTGCTATTTTTGGTGCTATAGATCGAGAGAATGACTGTGCTTATCTCTATCATGAGCATTACATGGGGAAAGCAGAGCCTGTTATCCATGCAAAGGCGATTCAAGCCCCTGGTGAATGGATACCCGGGACAATTGACCCGGCGTCAAGAGGCAGAGGGCAACGAGACGGAGAACAATTATTACAGGATTATATTGACCTTGGCTTAGATCTTACAATGGCTAAAAATGCAGTAGAATCAGGAATACATAAAGTTTGGATGCGGTTGAGTACAGGCAGGATGAAGGTTTTTTCAAGCTGCCAAAATTGGTTAGGTGAGTTCAGAATTTACCGGAGAGATGAAAACGGAAATATCGTCAAGGAAAAAGATCACTTGATGGATGGGACCAGATACTATACATTTACTGGTATAGACATAGCGATTGTTAAGCCAGGTGATCAAATTAAAAATAATATGCCCGGATCATCCAGCAGTGTTGGAGGGTGGGCGAGGTAGAAAGGATTAGAAATGGATAGAAGACAATTTATTAAGACCTCACTAATATCAGGGGTTTCATTATTTTTACTTCCTAATTTCTTGAAAGCTTCAGTGATTGAGAGCGCAGAGGTTGTAGAATCTGATATCTTTGATTATTCCATGCCGTATAAAGATGTTCAGCAATTCCACGTTAATTGGAAACTTGAAAGCTTAAAAAGTACTAAAGGCAGCAAAGAATTTGAATCTAATTTTATGGAACCGGCTATTGCATCTTTACAACAATATTACATTAGCCATATTAGGAAAGGGTATAAATCAAAATATATCGCTATACCAAAGCATATTTACAAAGGCGAACACTTTATAAAAAATGGCGTTAAGTTAAGATATTTAGAGGCATATGATATTAATTGGGATTGCATAGTAGCCAGAATAGATCTTTTAATGGTTAAAGTATAGAAATTGAGGTTTTACGCAATACTAAAAGTAAAAAGGCGGATATATCAAGACCGACATCAAAAAAGAGTTGTTAAATTGAGGAAAACATAAAAACAGGAACATACAAAAATGGCAGATGAACCGAAAAACAGCGAAACCACAGACAAGCCAGTTAACCCAGAAGAAGAAGCATTTATGGTGTTAATGCGTAAACGCTTTGACAGATCAATTGAGAATGAAAAAGATGAACGGAAAAAGGGTAACGATGATGTTAGGTTTATTAATGGGGATCAATGGGAAGATACAGTCAAAAATCAGCGTGGAAATAAACGTCTAACCCTCACAATCAATAAAATGCCTACCTCTCTCGATCAGATAGACGGTGATATCCGGTTGAGCACCCCAGGATTGAAAGTAAAAGCTGTTGACGATGTTTCCGACCCAGACACGGCAGATGTCCTTGAAGGGCTTTTACGATACATTCAGAGGAATTCCAGATCCACAAAGGTTCATTCTTATGCCGGATTACATGCAGCGGCTTCGGGCCGAGGTGCTTGGAGAATCCTAACCAATTTTATCACGAACGAATTACCTAATGGTGACGATATCTTCCCAAAATCATTATTTAGGCAGGAAATAAGAATCGAGCGTATCATAAATTCTTTTGCTGTTCGGTATGATCCAATTGCTATCAGGGATGATAAGCAGGATGGAATGTTCTTTTTTATAGATTCAGAACTTAGCAGAGATGCATATAAAGAAGAATATGACTATACTCCGGTAGATTATGATCGAGATGGTTCAGAATACGCGAACTGGCAATCAGAAGACAAAGTTAGGGTTGCAGAATATTTTTATAAGGATAAAGTTGGTACACGGACGCTTTATCAACTTGACGATGGAAGTGTTGTGGCTGAGAAACCAGAAGAGTTTAAAAATTCAAGGAAAGTTCCAATATATAAAATCAAATGGGCCAAGGTTGATGGAAAAAGAATACTTGAAGAGGGCAGTATACCTGGACCAATGTTCCCGGTTGTTTTAACATGGGGAAAACAATTGTGTGTTGATGGCAAGCTGGAAACAAGAGGTATTGCAAGGCATTCAAAGGATGCTCAGAGGCTTTACAATTATTTTAGGTCTATTGACGCGGAAACGACAGCATTGCAGCCGAAACAACCCTACATAATGCCAGATGTTTGTATGACGGATGATTATAAAAAACAGTGGGATAAGGCTAATGACGAGAATTTACCTTATTTAATGTATAAATATAGAAAAGATCATCCTAATGCAAAACCCACCAGAGAATCACCAGCCATGGCAAGCTCTGCAACTCAAGGCCAACTCGCAGTATCCGACGAAGAAATAAGAGATACTATGGGAATGCCTAAAGCCGGGTTAGGGAAACAATCAAATGAAACTTCCGGGGTGGCCCTTCAACGCAGAAAGCAAGAAATAGACACAGGACAATTTGCTTATATTGATAATCTCAGTGATGCAATAGTCACAGAAGGTAAAATAATCATTGGTATGATTCCTCATATTTATGATTTTGAAACAAAGCTTAGAATTCTTGGCAAGGACATGAAGGAAAAGCTTGTAACTGTTAATGGACAGGGTGGTATAAATCTAACCACAGGCAAGTATGATGTTGATATTACAACCGAAGGGTCGTATTCTACTCAAAGAGAAGAATTTCAAGATAAGATTACGACAATTCTTCCATTAATACCACCCGAACACGTAGCCGCTATTTCAGATCTTCTTTTTGAAATGCAAGACTTCCATAGAGCAGATGATATTGCCCAGAGATTAAAAAAGCTTATTCCTCCTGAATTACTTGAGAATGAAGATGAACTTGACGAAGAAAGCGATCTTGTGCAAGAAGGTAATTTAGAAGGAGTTCAGACAGAAGGTGGGCTTGTCCAGCCGGGGTTTGAAGAAACTGAAGAGATCCCAGAAGATCCACTTATTCTGGCTGAGTTAGAAGAGCAGCAAATTAAAAACGATACCGCCCAGGTAAAACTTGAACAGGAACAAGCAAGGCTTAAAGGTATAAAACTTGACAATGATCAAAAGAAGAAAATAACCAAAGAAGATATTTCAGTTTTAATTAATGAGATTATACAAGAAAGGGCAGGAGAATGACGGAATCAGAGAAATTAGAAAAGATGATGGACCCTAAATGTGCAGCGGATTATGGTTTATCTGTTGATATTGATATTCTTTTATCTGAGGAAACAGGGGAAGAACTTTTAAATAAATGTTTTTTAGATTCTGAATACAGGAAAGGTTTAAATAATGAATAGGCGTAAATTCATAAAACTTTTAAGTGCAGCTATTCCATGTTGTGCTATTGGTGGGTTTGTGGGCATTGCTTTACCGCAGATACCAGGAAAAATTGTATTTGATAAAATGCCTGTCAGTTCAGATGTTGTGGCAAAAGAAGCTTTAACGATGCTTGAAAATCAATTAGTTCATAAACATATGCAATTGGCTATAGAAAGATCTGCTCAGTCTTTGGCAGATACTATTGACAGAGATATAATGAATTTATACACGAAAGGATAAAACCTATGAAAATGATAGACATGAAGATCCCAAAGAAGACCAAGGCCGAACTAAAGAAAATGAATGAGCCTATGATGGTTGGTGATGATCACAACAAATACCCATACGGCCTGCAACTCAGATTTGAAAAAGACCAGATCGAGAAGCTACCCGGCTTTAAAGGCGTAAAGGTTGGTGATACTGTAATAATCCATGGAACTGGCAAGATAACCGAAGTCAGGATGTCAGAGCGAACAGGTGGCAAAGATCATCATTCTATTGAGGTTCAGCTTGAGGCGGTTGATGTTTCTCAAAAGAAATCGCTTGGCAAAATGGGGATGAAAGAATTTAATGCGGCTCGTGAGGCCGGGAAGGTTTAGTCAATGAAACTTTTTAATTGGTTTAAATTTACCAAAGTGGAAAAGTTGATAGGCCCATCAAAACAGCAGGCAAGAAAACAGCAGGAAGTATATAATATGACTATTAAACTATCTGATTTGCCTCCCGTAAAAAAGACAGGTGAACCAATGTATTATTTATTTGGTGATGGTGAGTTTAGAACCCGTTTCAACCACTGTATGAAGATAATCGAAAGGACAAATGGTTATGGAAAAACTCAGAGAACAGTTTAAAAAAGAAACCGGTATAGACCCTATTCGTGTAATAACCACAAATGATTGTGGAGTTTATATCGATTGGCTTGAAAAACAAGTAGAAGGTCTAAGCGGTTTAGTTCTAAGCCTGAACGAAGGTGTAATGAAATCCACATTAGCCCTGGAAGTCGTAAACGAAAAAGTCAAAGAACAAGCGGCTACCATTATGAAACTCAATAACGGGATTGTTAAGGCTGTTCAGATTAATAATGTCAAAAGGAAATTGAATTGAACCTCAACCAATTAACCAAATTAATAGCTGACTTGATTTCCCGTAAGTTCTATGGTAAATTGATAATAACGTTTGAAAGAGGTAAGATACTTCCGATTATAAGGAAGGAAGAAACGGTTAAAGTAGAATGATTTAAAAACCCAAGAAAGGCCCGGCAATATCCTGATCAGTGAGCCGGGCCGCTATTAAACATAGGTATTGGAAAAACCAAGCCATATAGACACATTGTGTGTTTATATGGCTTTTTTATTTACAAATAATGTACTGGCCCATACTGACCAGGCGAAAGGACACAACATGTCAGACCCAAAAGCAAGCGCAGCACAAGAGCTAACACAGGTAATTGATACAGGAGAGGAAAGTTTTTCTGTTGATAATATCCAACCGGCTGAGAGTGCAACCCAGGAAGTAAGCGAACCTGCGAAGAAAGAAGAACAGGTCACGACCCAACCTGAAGACAAGGGCGGCGAGAAAAAACCGAAAGAGAAAGAAGAAAAACCGGCAAAAAAGGAAGAACCGAAGCCAGATGAAGGTGAAGAGTTCTCCCAAGGAGTCCAGAAGAAGATAGGCAAGCTCACAAGAAAAAGACGGGATGCTGAAAGATTAACTGATGCTGAAGTTAAAAGGCGTGAAACTGCTGAATCCGATTTAGAAAAACTCCAAAAAGAAAATGAAGAATTGCGTAATGCGGCGGTATCAAACAAAAAACCGAACATTGATGACTTCGACTCAGATGAATTGTTCTACGAAGCCCTCACAGATTGGAAAATTGATATCAGGGATGCCAAGACAAAGGCAGAAAGCAAAAAAACCAAAGCTAAAAAGACAGAGCAAGAACTTGACGATGTCGAAGCCGGACGTATTAAAGAAATTCACAAGACGTTTGGAAAGGGCGCAGAAAAATATGACGACTTCGATGTCGTTATAAAAGATCTTGAGGTTCCAACTTCAACCCTGTCAGTTTTTAAGTCTTTGGAAAATGCTGTAGATGTTGCTTATTATCTTGGGAATAACCCAGACGAAGCGGACGACCTGAAAGAAATGGATGCCGCACGAGCAGGCGCAGAACTTCAACGTATTTCAATTAAAATTAAACCAAAAAAAACAACTTCGGCTCCTAAACCGATAAAACCTGTTTCGACCACTGGTGAGTCAGTTAAATCCTTAGATGAAATGGGGATGGCTGAATATAATAAAACCCGTGATAAGCAGGACAAGGAAAGGAGTGGGAGATATTAGGAGTAAAACATGAGTTTTGCAAGCAACACATTAATTAGTTCAACAATTTTAACCAAAGAATCTCTCAGAATGCTTGAGAATCAACTTGGTATGGCAAAGATGGTTTATCGTGACTGGGAAAACAAACTCACCAAAGACGGTGAAACCCTCGGTATTCGTAAACCAAACGTATTTAGAGCAACCAAAGCAAGATCCAGAACAAACAGCCCTCTTGCAGAATCTAATATTACATTAACCATTGCAACTCAGGCGCATGTATCGTTTGAGTGGTCAACCAAGGAAATGACTGACACTATTGACAGGATTTCCGAAAGATATATCAAACCTGCATTATCTGCCCTGGCCAACACTGTTGATGTTGATCTTTATGCACTTTATAAAGATATTCATAATCAGGTCGGTACTCCTGGTACTGCTCCTTCTGGATTTGATGTTTATGCAGATGCACGAACCAGATTAAATGAGGAAGCTATTCCAACTGACATGAGATATACCGTTGTCAATCCTCAAGCTGAAGGTGCAACTTTAAAAGGCTTAAAAGGCCAGTTTAATGAAAAGAATGTCAATGATGTTATTGCAAAGGGCTTTATCGGTGCGTTGGCGGGTATGGATTTCTACATGGCCCAAAGCATCCAAAATCATATCACAGGTGCTTATACTTCCGGGTCAACTCCGTTAGTTGATGGTGCAAGTCAGACAGATGGCACACTCTTGACAAAGGGTTGGAACTCCGGGAATGCCGATCTTAACGAAGGTGATGTTTTCACTGTTGCCGATGTTTATGCTGTTAACCCCAAAACTGGCGCGTCAACCGGTATTTTGAGACAATTTGTTGTAACCGCTGATATTTCCGATACTACCGGTGCCATGGATATTGCGATTTCTCCAAGTATTATTACATCGGGTCCATATCAAACTGTTACTACCAGCCCTGCAAATGAGGCTGTAATTACAATGATGGGTGTTGAATCCACAACTTACCCGATTAACCTTGCATTTCATAAAGATGCATTTACCCTCGCTATGCGACCTCTTGAGATCCCTTCAAGTGCTGTATGGGGTGGTAGAGAATCTTATAACGGATTGTCCGTAAGAGCGATCAAAGCTTATGACATTGATGAGGATAAGGAAGTGTTGAGGTTTGATATTCTATACGGTGTATTAAGCCAAAATCCTGAATTCGCTACAAGAATCATAGGATAGAATTTAACTAATTATCTTAAAGCCCCTTTTAATTAAGGGGCAAAGGTGAACAAATGAAAAAAATATTTATTACAATAGCAATTCTGCTTTTTGCTACTTTTGCAATTGCCGGTCAAAATGATAGATTTGCGGATCTTGAATTAGTAGATGTAACGGCTACAGCAGACGAAATTAACGCACTTGATGGTTTAACCGGTGGCATTCTTACCGAGACCAGCACAAGCACTTTAACCAATAAAACCTTAACTTCCCCTGTCATAAATACCGGAGTTTCAGGAACAGCCGTGTTAGATGAAGACGACATGGCTTCTGATTCGGCAACTCAGCTTGTTACCCAACAGAGTTTAGCAGCTTTTGTGAATGCAGCGTTTGTTGCGGCTGATGACGGGCTTACCGTTGATAATGATGCAAATATAGCCGGACTGGCTTCTGCAATAGTGTTAGCTGATTCTATCAAGGTAACTATTAATCTCCATTATGCAGATGCCACAGAACATACTTCCGGGGTGCAAGCAGCAATTTCCAGTAGTGATGCTACAGATTTAGCAAGTATTTTAGCCTTAACCGGTGAAATGCTTACAAGTTACGCTGCCCATGATGATGATGCAATATTGGCCTCTACATGGCTATATCATGTTGCCCAGGGTACTGAAAAGGCTCTTGCCTCAGATGTAACACCCACAACATTAATAGAGGCTATAACACGGCTTAATGACCTTAAAGCCAAACTAAATGATCATATGGACGATGCCGCAGCTCATACCGATGGGGATTCAGCACAAGAGGCTGCAAGTGATGCAGCTATGGGTGCAGCAGTTGATGTTGTCGTAAGTGGTGCTGTTACTGGATCACTCGTAATGTGGAGTATTCTTGATAATGGAACTGGCAATGTTACAGGAGTTAGCGGGGTAGCCGGGACCGACAAAGTAACATTTACATTTTCAGCAACACCACAGGCAGATACAATTATTTCGTATCTGGTAATTAGAGATAACACATAAAAAAAGGAAAAACCATGGCACTATTTATAAACTATCCAACTTATATGCACAAAAGAGGGGAAAAGCCCCAAATAGTTAATAATAAGTCTGAACTGAACGAGTTTAAAAACAAGGGTTGGAGAAACCGTTATATCTGGACTGAATTTCCGAAGGCAGTTAACGGTATAATTGTCAACTCCAAAGAAGAAGAAGACCTTTTGAAAAAGGCTAATGATGCGGCTCCGAAAGTTATAGTTGATAAAAAGACTCTTTCTGCCGGGAATACTGTTATTGCTGATACCGGTAAAACTGCTCCTATTTTAACAGAGGCTCCACTGAAAGGATCTGTTCAGGTTGCTGACTTGGAAGCTGCAAAAAAAGACCTTGAGCAGAAAGTTGAAATGCTTGAAAAGCAGGAAGAAGAACGCCTTGTAAAAGAGAAGGCCGAACAAGAAAAGAAAGACGATGAAGAATTTGAGCGTCTGGAAGAAGAAGAACGCCTTGAAAAAGAAGCTGGAACGAATCTCGACAAAGGCTTTGAAATGCTCGGAACTGACGGCGAACCAATTGACGGACTGCATTATGACACATGGCCCGAAGCTCAAGCGGCTCAAAAAGACTTAAACGCAAACGCTCCCGGTCATAAGGCAAGAAAAATAGAGGGGTAATATGTCAAAAGCCCAGGAAATAATTGAAGATGCCTTTATTGAAATAGGTGTACTTGTTGCTGGTGGATCTTTGGGAACTGCCGATTTGGCATGGGGAAAGAGAAAGTTTAACAGGTTCTTACAGACACTTTCCCTTAATGCTTTAAATATTAATTTTTTGACAAAAGAAAACTTTTCTCTTATTTCCGGCACTAATTCCTATACTATCGGGACGAGTGGTGATTTTGATACTGCTCGTCCCAATTCTTTTGATGTAGCATATATAAAAGAGAATGAGCACGATTACGAAGTCCGGGTTAGGCCCATACACGAATATTGGGAAATTTCAGATAAGACCATATCTAATCGACCAACAGCGATGTATTTTGATAGACAAGTGCCTTTAGGAATAATCTATTTTGATTATGTGCCTATTGCAAATCATGATTTTCATTTCACAAGCTCAAAGCCTTTTACGGTTTATGATGATGTCAGCGCAGAAAATGTTGTGGTCCCAAAAGAACATGAAGAAATGTTTGTCACAAATATGGCTGTCAGATACGCTTCAAGATACGGCAAACCGATAAGCAGAGATTTAAAAGAAACCGCTGAGGAAACATTACAAGATATCCAAGGAAGCAACCTGGCTAAAACCCTGGAAGGAATAGATATGAATATAACCGGCGTTGGTTACAGATATGACGTTGATGGAGATACATATAAATGATTACACCAGAAGAAAGACAATCAATAATTGATGAAGTCAAGAAAGAAATTTACGCATCTGAAGAACGCATGATGATCATCTTGCCTGATATTTTTTCCAATCTTGTTCTTGACAATAAAGGACAATTGGGCATGACAAGCAAATTTTACAAAGACAATAAAAAATTTATAGGACATGAAAATGTGGTTTCTGCAGTCATTGGTGAGGTTGATGGCAAAAATCCTTTGTTGGACTATCAGGAAAAACTCGATAAAGCAGTACCATTGATTAAAGAAAGGCTTAAACATATGTCCGGTCTGAATATGAAAACAGTCGATTCTAACCCGAGTCGGGAATTTACTCCAATAAGTCCGGCAACTACAGGATCTAACGGTAAAATGTAATGCCATTCACAAAACAAATAAACACCAAAAATCTCGGTAGAGGGTTAAGACCGTCTAAAAGAATGCCAAGAAATAGCAATTTTCTTTTTGAATGTGCTGGTGCAGTAGGCCGTGATGGTGTTTTACAGGTTATGGATGAGCTTACCAGAATGGCAACAACCGCAATTACTGATGGTTTTCCATATCCGCAGGTATTCGTTTTTACAAAAATAATAATCGTGTTCGGGCAAACAAAAATTTATGAGTGGGAAAATTCAGCTTTAGTTGAAAAGTTAACAGTGACCGCAGGGGATACCTGGAGAGCAGTTGATTTCCATCATTTTATCTATGCAAGCAATAACGAAGTTTCAGTCGAGCGTGATTCCTTAACAAAACTTTGGTCACTTTCGGATCAACCAGTAGCGAGTGCTATGTGTAATTATAATGGTCAGGTTTTTTTAGGTGGGCCGAAATGATATTAAGAATAATAACATTTATACCTATGCTTTTGGTATTATATTTCGTTGCTATGTATTGGGATAAAATTAAAGAACCAATTGATATTATTAGTTCTGCGATAGGTGGATTTTAATGGCAGCAGGAATAATAAAATTAACAGTTCAAGCAAGTAGATTTGATTCAGCTCAAACGGATTTCCCTGTTATTTTTAATGCTACTACATCGTCAGGGACTAATGCTTTTTCATGGGTTAACTTTTTTAATGAAATGTCTGATGCAGATAGAAAGAAAGTTAAAATATATCTATCAGATCATGTCACAGAATTAAAGGCTGAGATTGAACCAGGCTATGATTTTGCAAGCAGTAAAGTTGTCTATCATGTAAAAGCGGATGATATTGATGATGGTGATATTTTCTATCTTGATTATGATTCTACATTTGCAGAGAATACCACCTATATCGGAGATACTGCCAGTGCACCTTCTGTTACCGTATGGGGTAATGATGTAACTTGCGTCCATCATATGGTAGACAACACAACGTCTGAGGTGTTGGACAGTGCCAAAAATTTTTATGATGGTACAAAAAAGGGTGCAAACGAACCTATCCAAATTGTAAGCTCAATAGGTTATGGGCAGGATTTTGATATTGTTGATGATTTTATTAGCATAGGGACACTTGGTAATTTAGGATCAGCACTTGATTCTCAAGAATATACTATCTTTGAGGGTGTGGTAAAATCAGCAGTTACTGATACAATAATGGATGTTATGGGAACTGCAAACACTGGGTCCAATACCACATTATTAATCGAATTAAATAAAGATAAAGATTCTGCACTATCGGCTGGTAGAATTAGAGTGTACCAGAGAGACGAAGATACAGCATCTTGTAATGGTGCTGTACAAACTGACACCGGGATTACTGATGGCAATGAACACTATCTCGTAGTAAATATAGATGGAAGTAATAATTTAATTAAGGTATATCTTGATGGTGTATTACAGACTTTCACTTATTTCGCACAAAATACACCAGATAATATGGCTAATTTTGAGTTTCCCATGTACCTTGGGGCATTCAATAATAGGGGTACAGCAGCAAGTCTATTTGATGGTGTTATATCTGAGTTTAGGATAAGCCTTGCACGTTCAGCAGACTGGATATTAGCTACAAATTACTCCCTTAAAGATGATATGTTTGCTATGGAGGATTTTGTTGAATTAATTGTTGCAACTCCTGTAATAGATCCATTAGCAGGCGAGAAATTAAAAACACAATTAATCTCAATGACTTGCGCTACAGATGAAGCGGATATTCATTACACATTAAATGGAGATACTCCTGATTTAGGCGATCCAATATTTACAACAGCTTTTACATTAGATTCAGCAAAAACAATCAAAGCCATTGGAATAAAGGCCGCTTTTACTGATTCAGATGTTGTAAGTGAAACTTATACTATTTCTCAAGCAGAACAGCCAGTATTTAACCCAATTGGCGGAACTTATTCAATTGGTGTAACAATAAAAATAACATCCTCAACTCTTGGGAGTTCAATACTATACTCAATAGATGGCAGCACCCCAACAATTCAATATACAGGACCGATAAATAACTTCAATGGAACATTAAAAGCAATTGCTCAAGCCACAGGTTATCTCGACTCGGAAATAACAAGTGATGATTATGTACTCAGCGAAGCTCAAGAATGGAACGAATTTAGAAATCTTGGGCCAGATAGTTTTAATTTCACAGAGCAACCGGACAAATGGGGCTATCTTAATAATCCAAGGTGGGTTCCAGAAAGTGACGCTACTCAGAAACATATACCTTGCGGGCATTGGCATAAAAACCCAAGACCAGGAACTGTAATATCTAATGAAATAACCCCCATAGGCAGATGGGTCGCTGCATTATCTGAACGTGATAGATCTTATATCTATGTTTATGATGTAGCACTTTATTCTATTATAAAAATAGATGTTTTATCGACTCCGAAAGTTGTTGATATGTTAGTCGTTAATAATGCTGATTATATTTTGGATTATAGTCAAGGTTATGGATCAGTGACAAACGGCGCACGAGGCGCATACTGTATAAGCAGAAGTTATAAAAAACTATGGTACTTATTTAGAAATAATTCAAATGGCGATCTGAGGCTTGTTGAAATAGATATTTCCTCACAAGTTATGTCAATAATAAACACATCCTTGCACAGTGCTATTCTGCCCGGGGAGCATTTCCACGATGCTGTTGGAAATGATGATTATGCTTTCTTCCCAACAAATAAAATATCAGGAAGAATACTAAGATTTGATGCTGACCATACATTACTGGATAAAGAGTTTAATTATACCCCGACTGGTGATGGTGATGAATCAATCGCCACAATTTCATTAAATCCTCTTCTGAATGAAATTGCTTGGGCGTATGTAAGGATTGTTCCTTTTGCAACTGCTAAATATCCATACTCTGATTTTGATTTTAATATTAGAAAAACAGTTTCTTTAACAGAGGGTGGCTCTGACTCTGCCAAATGGCAAAACTTTTTCAGATATGATGAATTGTATGATTATTTATTTGTTCAAAGAGCCTTTAATCCGTTGAATGGCGTTGCAAGGGCTGTATCAGATTGGGAAATATATCAAGCTACACCTTCTATGTTTATCCAAGATTTAGAATATATGCAAAATTTATTAGGTGGTAATTCATCTTATTATTATATTTTACATATGAATACTTCTGCAAATTTTTGGCGGTTACGTCGATTAGAAAGATTATATACACCAGATCATCCAAATGAAGTTATTCCAAGTATGGCTATTTCTGCTACTCCTTATGTGAATAGATTTGGCAGTAAATCAGTTGTATCAACTTACAATGATAAAAGTAATAAATCATATTTGATTTCTTTCGATTCTGGGAATAATACAAATTATATAGCATCATTCGATGAAGACCTTGATATTGTAAGAGATACACCAATTAGTTTCGGTATAAGTCTTGAGACAGCACCATCATTCCCAGAACAAAATACAGACAATGAACCTCAAGTTTGGGCATTACCAGGACAAACATATGATAAGAAAAACAACATAGATTAAAGGAGTTAATTATGGCGACTAAAGTATGCCAAAACATTTTATACCTGATGGCAAAAGGTGATGTGGATCTCGACACGGATGCACTTATTTGGATTCTAATGGATACCGGGTTTGTATTTGACAGAGCGAATCATCATGAATATGCCGATATTTCTGCTTCAGAATTAGGGGCTGGGAACGGGTATCTGCAAAAAACCCTTGACGCTTCCGGTATTTCAATCACAAGGGATGATTCGTTGTTCAAATTAACGGTTACCTGGTCCAACCCACAATGGACTGCTTCAGGTGGCAATATTGGCCCTTCTCCCGGAGCATTTCTCTTGGATGATACTGTAGCCGATGATCCGTTACTACTCTATGTTGATTTCGGAACAGAAGGAACAGAACCGGACGGTGGTACGTTTACGATTACAAATCCTAAATTTGAGAACGCGACTAATCAATAATGGCAACGGTATTTGAAGCCGGGACAGCCACGGCATATGCGGTAGCAAAAGGTGTATCTTCACTAACACCAGTGCCACGCAATATCCAGTTTGATATTTATTTTGATTGTCTTGGCTACGACAGAGACGGCAATCAGAATCAAGGCGTCGGATTCGCTTTTGCTTCGGCTTCAGGTGAAAAGTCTTTTGTTGATTTTGAGGCGACTGCAACTGCTTTTGCTTCGGCTGAAGGCGATCTTATATTAAGTACCGTTTTTACAGGAACAGCCACAGCATATGCCTCGGCCTTTGGTGAATTAACTCTTTTAAACTTACAAGAAAATTGGGTGGCGTGGTCAGATGTTGGGTCACTTTCTTTTGTAAAAGACCGGAACAATGTTGCAGGGGCCACTCCGTTAGATTGGAAAGGTTCTGTTTCTAATACCCGGAAACTCGGCAGTAAAATAGTCAGTTACGGTGAAAATGGAGTTACCATTCTTAGCCCGGTAGGAAAATTGGTGGGTGTAAATACTATCCACAGAATAGGACTCCTTGGTAGAGATGCATTTGCTGGCACTGATTTTGTTCATTACTTTATTGATAAACTTGGATACCTTTATCAATTAACAGGTGAAGGTTTGGTTAAGCTTGATTATAAAGAATTTTTAGAAACTTTGTCAAATCCTGTTTTAACTTTGGATGAATCAAAAAACCTTCTCCATATTTGTGACGGAACAACAGGATATATTTATTCACCTGATTCTCAATCTCTTGGCAAGGGTCCACCAAATGTAACCGGAATTGGTTTTCAAAGTGGTGTTCTTTATGTTGCATCACCGGCAGCTATTGTAATACCAGACTTTGAGATATGGACAGATACCTTTGATTTTGGAACCAGGAAAGGCAAGAATATATTTTCAATTGAGATAAGCACGGATTTAACAGAGACAATACAGGCAGCTATCAGATTAAGGCAGAATAAGGCAAGCGCATTCACTCAAACAGGTTGGTATAATGTTGATGATAGAGGTCAGGCATGGATACCTTGCTACGGTACGGAATTTCAATTTGGTTATAGAGTTCCAGAATATGATTATTTTGAAGCAGATTATATTAATGTTAACGGTGAAATTTTAGCTTATTAGGAAAAAATATGATTACTCAAGTACTTTTAAATAAAATCCCTAAAGTCTGGGAAATTATAAAATACGCATCTACTCAAGCAGATGGAATAGAGCATGGATTGGAACCATACTTAAACGAATTGCTTCACGCTTTATTATCAAACAAGGCTCAATGCTTCTTTAGAGTGAATGAAAAACAAACAAAAATCAAAGCTGTTATTATAACCAGGCTTTTAATAGATCAGTTCACAAAAGAAAAATATTTACTGCTTCAGTCTTATTATGCATTTGAAGTAGCAAGTGATAAAGATTGGGCAGAAAATATGCAATACGCAATTGATTTTTCCAAAAAAGAAAAATGTTCATATATTTCATTTACATCAAAGAATGAAAAAATCTTAGAGCTTGCAAGTCTTTATGGCTTCAAGGAAAGGCACAGACGATTAGACTTTAGATTTGGAGGGTAACATGGGTGGTGGATCAAGTAGTGGTGGTGATCAGCGGAATGAGATACGCTATGCCCCGTATATAGAAAGCAAGCATCAGAGTTTTTTAGATGAAGTTCAGTTACAACGGATAAGTATTGCCGCGGATTCTCCATTTGCCGGGAATACCGATATAGAAATTGATGATGCTTTTTTCGGTGCAAGTTTTGTGATAGCCAGTTATCCAAGCTTGTATGATATGTTCGGAAAGTTTATGGCCGGACTTGATATCGATGTTTTATTTTCTCAAATATTTGAAGATACGGTTAATTCACCCGAGATAAATAATCTTGTAGCCGCTGAAACTGCTTTACTTGATGATGATTTTAATGCAAATGTTCTGTCTAATTTTACTCTTGGAGCGAGAGATTTAAACGCTGTTCAAAATGATTCTTTTGTTGTTGGAAAGGCTGTATTATTAGACGGAAGAACTAAAGCAGTGGAAAGATTTAGCTCTGAGTTAAAGTTTAGAATGATTCCGGTTGCAGTGGATAGATGGAAGTCTCATCTTGGTTGGAATGGAAGTGTTGTAATGAATTATGCAGAAATTATGAAGCTTTACTTTACTGCAAAAATGGATGTTGACGATTATAACTACACGCTTACCACAAAAGATAAATTATGGCCTTTCACGGTTCTTGATTTTGAAAGATCGGCATTAGCAGCATTACAGGGTGCAAGAAATTCATCGGGTGGGGTTGCAGGTTCATCAACAGCACAAAAAGCATTAAGCGGTACATTATCCGGTGCGGCTGTTGGAGCAAAGATTGGTAGTGCAGTTCCTGTTTTAGGGACAGCTTGGGGCGCGGTTATAGGTGGAGCAGTCGGTCTTGCTTCGGCATTTGTTTAATAGGAGATTAATATGGTAACTAGATTAACACCATTAGGGCAAAGAAGAACAAGAACAACGACTATTCCTGCAACCATTCCAAATGTTGCTCCGATAGAAACTACACCAATACAAACAAGTGCTGTAAAGCAAACAGATATGTTTAAATTAGCATCATTGCTTAAAACTCCGCAAACACCTGGCAGGACACCAAGTTTTGCAGGAAATACAATCAGACCGGCAGGAACCGCGAGAGTTTCAGGTGTTGCTAAACAGCCAAGACAATTTGATGCAGATAAATTCGCCTCTATAGCTGGATTATTAGCCCAAGCCATTGCCCCAGGAACAGTTCAGGGCAGAGTTGGTGGTGCTATATCAGCAATAGGATCTGAAGCTGTCAGAAAAAAAGAAGCTTTAGCAAAAGAAGAACGTGTATTTGAAAGAGGCGCATTGGGCCGAGACTTAACAAGGGCACAAATAGAAAAAGCAAAAAGACTTCCTAAACCAAGTGAGTCAGAGGCTTTTATTGGTGCGAGAATGAAAGAAATTAATCCGGCAACTGGTAAACCTTTTACAAGGGTAGAATCAACCAGAGAATTTAAGCAACTTGGCAGGGCACCAGTTAAACCGTCACATCATTTTGTTCAAGACGATCAAGGCAATGTTTCCGTGTTTGAAAATGGAAAATTAATCAAAGGCTCTGGGGTTGGCAAAACAGTGAAGAAACCAAGTGGGATCAGATTAGTTACAAATGATCAAGGCGATGTATCGGTATTTGAAGGCGGAATTCTTATAAAAGGCACTGGAAAAGGCAAGACTAAAACAAGAGCAGCCGGGAAAACACCTGTTGATATTATTAAAAAGGATCGAATCGCAAAACGAAAAGATGTAACAGCCCAAATGAAAGAATGGACAAAATCGGATGAAGGCTTTGGTTCCACACCGTCAGAAAAATCACAGCAGAAAAAGCGATTTGGGGCGCAGTATGATGCAGATATTAAAGGTTGGCAAATTAAATACGATACAGATGGGAGCCTTTTATATATTGATGAGTTAAATGTTCGCGATGATACCGGCAAGAAAGTTGGCGAGATAGCACCTCCTAAATTAATAAAGAGTCACCAGTAATGGCAAAATTTAAACAATACAATCTTGATGAATTAGCGGACACTCCGATTTTGGAGCCTGAAATAATTCAACCGACTATTAAGAAAAGTGGATTGAGGCGATTTAATTTTGATGAATTATCGGATACCCCTATTGAACCGATAGAGCAGGCTGGGATAGAACGTGGTTTTGTTGGTGATATTGCGTCAAGTATTGCAAGAGGTGTCCCTGTTCTTGGTGAATTGACAGGACAGGCCTTAAAAACACTTGATCCATCAGGTATTTTATTAAAACCAATAGGTGAAAAAATTATAAGAGGTGCTGAAAAATTAAGAGAATTAGATATTATGAAGCCAGATATTTCAGAAGCGGCAGGAGAAGGTTTCATAAAACGTGGTGTTAAAGGTGGTCTTGAAAGCGCAGTTCCTTCACTCGCACCAGCAATTGCAGGAGGTGTACCGGGGGCCAAAGCAGGAGCCGTCATAGGCACAGCTATTTTACCTGGACCCGGAACAGCAGTAGGAGCAACTATTGGTGGACTTTTAGGTGGAACACTTGCGACTTTAGCAGTTCATGGGCTTGGGACGTATGGACAAAGGAAAGAAGAATACCTGAATAGAGGCATAGATGAAAAAATAGCTCATAAAGCAGCAACACAACAGGCACTTGTAGAAGGTGGTATTGAATCAATTTCTAATATTGCTGGTATGATGACATTTGGTTTCGGCAAAATCGCTACGCAGCCGCTTAAAAACACAGCCAAAGAGCTATTGAAAACCCCTTTTAAAACTTTTGCAAAAAATCTAACCAAAAATGCAGCATTAAATGAAGTCCCAACAGAAATATTGCAAGGTGCTCTTGGTGCTAAAATAGATGAAAGGATAGGCGTTCTTCCTGAAGGCGCATGGCAAATGGCAGCAGTCGAGTCTATTATTCCAGCCTTGACTATGAGTGTTTTATTTGGTGTTGGTGCTCAGACTATAACAAGTGTCCAAAGAAATAATATTAAAAATAAACTCAATAGTGAAGATCAAGTAGAAAGAATACAAGCGGCTCAATTTATTTCAAGTAATATTAAAGATAAAGAATTAAAAAAAGCGTGGTCAGATATGACCGAATCATTAATTGAAGCTGGAAGCCCTATCGATATAAATGCTGATTTCACAAAGCCTGGTGAAGTTCAAGCAGCACAACCACTATCAGAACAAGATACAGCTATTCTCGATACCATAGACTCAGGATTGAAAGATAAATCCTTGACCCTTGAAGAAGCTTTGGAATTAAAAGCAGACGAACGCTTTACCCATCTATCAGATAATATAGATAACATAATCGGAGAATTTCAAGCAAAACAAACCCCTTCTGATTTAAGCGAGTCGCACAGAGAACTTGCAAAAGAAGCTATTGTAGAAAAGATCGATCAACTCGGAATAGAGTCGGAACAGTTTGAAGAATTTTTAGCAGCAGAAGTTGTTGATGTTGAACCAGAAATAACCAAAGAACAAAAAGCCGTATCCGATAAAATAGAAACTGGTGAATTCATCCCGGCAGAAACTTTAAAGAAATTCCCTGGATTAATTCCCGAAGATCAAATTTTGGAAGAAAAACCAGAGCCTGAAATTGAACCTCAAGAAAAAGCAGCAGAACAAATAAACAAAGACATCCCCGGACAAGATATAAAATCTGATGGTTCTCAAGACTTGCCAACCGGTAAAACAATATATTCATTCACACCGCAATCAGGCCCATTAAAAGGCAGAACTTTCTCATCATTCAGTCTTGACCCAAAAGAAATAAAAGAATCTTTTAATAAACTTGAGCCAACCACTGAAACCAAAAAGGCTCCAAAGGTAGAACCAGAGAAGGTGCCAACGGAAACTCAAAAAGGTTTAAAAATAGAAGAATTCGAAGGTAAGACAGGACAGAGAAGCCATACCACCAGAATAGAAACAGGAACTATTCCTGTAATTAGCATTTCGCATCTTGAAGGAGAATCTGGTGAAATAAGAGGGGAACACCGAAATAAAAAAGGTAAGGAATGGGAAAAATTTAAAGCAGATATTTTGAAGAATGGTATAAAAGAAGAAATCTTAATTTTAAAAGATCCTGGCAAACCAGCAGTTGTATCAGAAGGCAATCACCGCTTAGATGCTGCTATTGAATTGGGGATAAAAGATATTCCTGTAGATATCAGATATTTTGGTAATTCTCAGAATGAAGGTCTTGCATATAAAGAAAGTTTAAAATTAGATAAAGATACGAGTCAACCAAAATCTTGGTTCAAACTGGGTGAGGTCGTTAATTTTGAATATACAGACAAAACAGGTAATAGTACCACACTTAGACCAAATAAAAAGTTGTTGAAAGAAGCAGCTAAACGCCTTGGAATATCTGTTGTTGATGCAGAGAGAGCATTATCTGTTTACAATTCTAGTGATCCAATACAAGATGAAAGACAATTTAAAGATAAAAAAATACCAGCTGTAAAAGAAATCTCATTAACTAAACCAGACAAAATAACAACGGAAATCAAACCCGAAGATGCAATAGCCAAAGCCAAAGAAGAAATAAGCCTAATAAAAAGATATCCAACTCTAAGCGAAGATCCAGAGCAGGAAATAGCGGAATTTCAAAATGTTATTGATGAAAATGAAGCTTTGTTGAAAGAGAAAAAAGAACCAAAAGATATATTAACGGATGCACCTATCCCTAAAGGAAGTATACAAACAGGCAAGTCAGTAAAATATCACTATACACATAGTATAGAGCCTGCACCAGATAGAGGTAAAGAGTTTGCACAAGACATAGAACCTTCTGGTAAATATATTGCACCAAGTAGTGAAAAATTGCCCAAGTTAAAAGGTCTTGAAAAAGGTATTGTTGAATTTAAAAACCCTCTTGTTCTTGAACATAAGACAACACGACATGGTGGATGGAAAACTGATTTATCAAATATGTATGATGGTAAAACAGGGACTGAATTAACAGAAGCCATTCTAAATGATGGACACGATGGCATAATTACACTTGATGGTGATAGAATTTCAGAAGGTGTTATTCTTGAGAAAGAAGAACCTAAACCCAAAATCATCGAAGCCCCATTCAAAATAGGCGACACAATCCACACCATGCCAGACGGTTCTATAATGCCCGGACCTGAACACGCAGAAGCTGTAAAAGGAAGTGAGAGGAAGGCTACTAAGGAAGACGTTGAGGGTGTTAAGATTGAAGAGGTTCCTATTAAAGAATTAAGACCAATCGTTGAAGATAATCTTGATCTTGTGGAATTGGGCAGTTTTGATAGAATAAAGAAAATTCGTGAAAGATTTCCTGATTTGACAGCATCTAAACAATTAAGATTGGGAATAAAAATTAAAGAAGAAGCAACCGGACAAATCGGTGCACGAAGAGAAAAAGAAGAAGCTGAATCCATAAGACAGATAGCAGAAGAAGACAGACTTTTAAGACAACAAAGAGGGTTGCCTCCTGAAAAGAAACAACCAAAGAAACCAGGCAACATAATAGATTTTAAAGAAAGTGATGTCCCAAGACAAACGGCAGAACGTGCATATGCTGGTATAAGTTTCTCCCCGGATAAAAGAGCAGATCAACTTCAAGCCGGTTATGTTGAACATATGCAAAATGTCCATGATTCCTTCATCAATAAAATAAAACCAGAGCAAAAAGAACTATTAATATCAGAACTTGAGAAATATAAACAAGGGTATTTAAGAAAGTACATAGCATGGATGGATGCACTTGGAAGAACTATAAGCCCGATGATTACAGGACCATCAAATTTCCCTGTAAGCTCAAATAAGAAAAAGCAAAATACAGAAAGAAGACGGTCTGATGAACTTTCTATATTTGATAAAAAAGCTCAGAAAGCTATAAATAAAAAACTTGGCCTTTCAACATCTGCCATATCAAGTGATGATCCGCAAGCGATTCAACGGTTAAAAGAAAAGCTTGAGACTCTTGAAGCAAATCACCAAAAGATGAAAGACGCGAATCAAATTATAAGAAATAAAAAAACATCTGATGATGATAAAATAAAAAGCTTGACAGAGATAGGTTTTTCACAAGAAGAAAGTAAAGAGTTATTATCACCTGATTTTACTGGTAGAAAAGGATTTGCTTCCTTCTCACTCACAAATAATAATGCAAACATCAAAAGAACAAAGGGCCGGATAAAAGAGCTTGAAAAAAGAGCAGGTGATATAACGGAATCAATACAGGTTGGTGATATTGAGATAATAGATAATGTAGAAGATAACCGGGTCCAGATTGTTTTTGATGGTAAACCAAGTGAAGAAATAAGAAAAAAGTTAAAAGCTAATGGCTTTAGATGGTCGCCTAAAAAGCAAGTATGGCAAAGGCAAAGAAATACCAATGTTGTTGCTTTGGCAAAAAGACTTGTCGCCGATGAAACGAAACCCCCAACAAGTATCCGTGAAGCATTAGGAAAAGCAAATACTAAAATAACAGCAGAAGACGGCAGAGCATATATCCTTGAAGACCTTGTTACAGGTATTTACAAAGCCGGAATGTCTATTAAAGAATTTACCGGGAAAGTAGCTGATAAACTTGGCAAAGCATATGATAAGGTGAAAGATGCTGTTGTTAAGATGTATCATGCAATTAATACACACCTTGAAACGTTTACATTAGGAGCCGAAGTTGGGGCTATTACTTTAGGCAAAGAACCTAAAAAACAAACCCCAGCAGAACGGATACTTGAAAAGGCAGCAGCATTAAGAAATAAACCCGTAACAGATCCAGAAGTTATAAGCCTTGCAGAATCAAGTGAACCAATAAGCATAAATGATTATGAAAAGAACCGTGAAGAATCAGGCAATGTAAAAATAGCAGCCACAACAAGTATCAAAAGAGTAGGTGGAGAAATTGCCAAAGGGATTGATAAGTTTCTCGGTTCTATTTCAACCAGACTCGGAAACATAAATCCAAAACTCAAATCAAAAATCAGAAAACTTTCATTTGATACTGATTTAAAAAGCACAAAAGATGTCCAGAAAGTTGAGCCACTTTTAAAGAAAGCAAAATCTAAAATGACTAAAGCTGATTTTGCAGATTGGGATTATGCCAGGAAAAACTCAGATGTTGAAAAGCTTAATGAGCTAATTGAGAAATACGATATCAGAGAAGAATATGATGCCTATAGAGACTCTTTAGATAGTTTAAGGGACGAAGGCTTAGATGTTGGGCTTGATATCGGTTATATCGAAGATTACGCGCCAAGAGTATTAAAAGACTCCAGAGGTTTTTTAAAGGCAATAGGGAAAGAAGGCGATTGGCCTGTTATCTCAAGAAGGCTGCAAGAACGAGCAGGAGTAATGGGAATCACAGTTGCTGAAATGCCAGAAGATCAAAAAGCTGATTTAATAAGCAGTATGCTTTATGGTGGCAATTATGGACTTGGTGGTGTGCCTGCTACAAAAGAGCGTAAGCTTAAAAAGATCCCAGCAAAATTAAATAAATTCTATATGGATTCAGACGGTGCTTTAATGGCTCATATTTATTCAATGAGAAAAGGAATTGAAACCAGAAAGTTTTTCGGAAAAGTACCTGAAAAAATATCCACTGCAAAGCGTAGATTAAATCTTGTGAATAAAAAAATAATTGAACTTAAAAAAGAAAATGCTTCTCCTGAAAGAATTAAATTCCACGAAGATAATAAATTTGCGTTTCAAGAAATAATAAATAAATACAAAAATCAAAGGGACTATACAGACAATATTAACTCTTATGTGATTGATCTTATTCAGCAGGGAGAAATAAACGCAGCCCAAGAGCAGGAATTAATTGACATCCTGACAGCACGATTTAACGAGAAGGGCACAAGGGGAGTGGTTCAGGCCTATAAGAATCTTTCATACATAGACACAATGGGTTCTATAACCTCCGCTTTGACCCAGATAGGTGATTTAGCATGGGCAGCTTATGAAGGTGGATTGCCAAAGGCTTTGAAAAATGCTTATAAATCAGCAACCGGTAAATCGAGAATAACAAAAGAAGGTGTTGGGATAAATAGGATAGCCCAAGAGTTTCAAGATTCTGGCGCTTTAGGTGATGCAGTTTCAAAAGTTTTTAAGATTGTTGGTCTTGAGAAAATGGATTCTATTGGTAAAGAATCTCTTTTAAATTCTGCTCTTGAAAAGTTCCAAGAACAGGCTAAGAATAATCCTAATAAACTTAGAAATAACATAAGACATATATTTGAAGGCGAAACGGATCAAGTTGTTGATGATCTATTAAATGATGAAATAACAGATAATGTAAAGCTCTTAGTTTATAATAGGTTGCTTGATTTCCAACCAGTTGCTTTGTCAGAAATGCCACAAAAATATCTGGAAGCCGGGAACGGTAGAATTTTTTACATGTTGAAAACTTTTACAATAAAACAATTTGATGCTTTCAGGAACGAAGCTTACAATAAAATCAAATCTTCTGATCCTAAAGAAAAGATCCAGGGTGTAAAAAATCTTGTAAGACTTGCAATGTTCTTTGTTCTTGCTAATGCCGGAGCCGATGAATTAAAGGATTTTGTTTTAGGAAGAAAAACAGATTTTGATGATAGAATTGTTGACAATATGTTAAGACTTTTTGGTGTATCAAAATTTGTTACATGGAAAGCAAGAACTGAAGGTTTAGGTTCTGCGATGGCAAGACAAATGCTTCCTCCTTTTAAATTTCTTGATGCTGCAACAAAAGATATTGTAAAAGCTGGTGATGGTAAGGGGCTTGAAACTCTTGCTTCAGTTCCAGTCGTCGGTAAATTGGCATATTGGCATATGGGTCGTGGAACAAGTAAACGTAGTGATCTTTGGGATAGAAGGCTTTCAAAAAGAAAAAAGAAACTAAATATAATCAAAGACGATTTAGAAAAATCAAAAGATAAACGAGCTTTTAGATCAAAACACAAGAAGCAATTATTCGAATTGAAAAAATTAAATAGATTACAAGGAAGGCTCAACAGTAAAAGAAAAAGAATTAACCAATTAAAATCAAGAAAAGAATCGGAAAAAATTAAACAAAGAATAATGAAACTTGAAAAAGCGAGGACTAAATTAATAAAGGACTATTTTGATAAAAACTAAAGCAATTTTTCAACAAAAAGTTTATACTAAAGAAAAAGGAAGGTTAACATGGAAGAAGTAATTAACGAAACTATAAACGATACGACATTCACAGAAGTGAAATTAAACATTGATCAAGTTTGCTGGGCATATTCTATGAAAATGAGAGGTGGTGCATCTTTTCTTGCTAAAAAGTCTTTACTATCTACGGCTTACTGGACTGTAGACGCAGACGGAGCATTATCAATTACCGAGTTTATTGGTGATAAAGGTGGAACATTGTTTGTCGCTAAATTAGCTGATGCTGGGGATGATGCTGTTATTGAAGTAGTAATAACCCGAAACGAATAAGGCTCATTATGGTTATACAAATTCAGACGGGTAGTGGTAAGCTTGGGTATGAAGATGATTCAGGAGATAGGCAGGTAGTTAATGTTCAGAACCCATTACCTGTGAGAGAGTATAGTTTTATTTCTGTCGAAAATTCATCTTCAGAAATATTAGATCCAGATGAACCTTTTATAGGTGAATGGATAGAGATACTTCAATTTAGTTCAATAATTATTGGTGTTAAATCTAACGTGGCAAGTGCTACCGATGGCTTAAAAGTTGAATTTAGCCCTAACGAATCTGATGTGATAAATACTGATGAATTTACTATTCCAGCAAATAAAGGCAAAACATTCAGTTTTCAACCTGCTGGTCGTTATATGCGAGTAACATATACAAACGGTGGAATTATTCAGACATTCTTTGACCTTGAGGTACAATTAAAGTCTGATTATGTTAAACCATCAAGTCATAGAATACAAGATAGTATAATTGATGAAGATGATGCTGAGCTTGTAACTAATGTTAATAAAGCTAAAAGTGATTTAACTGGTAATTTTGAAAACATAACCTCTTATCGAGAAGCTCTTAATATAAATAAAGCTTGGGTACACCGTAAAATAGTTAATGAAACATTTCATCAACATACAGGAACTACAACCACACCAAGTTCTCCAATAAGTGAGGGTGACACATCTATTAATTTTACTTCCGTTGCTGGCTTTGCTGAAGGGAGTGAAATCAAATTAAGAGAAAATGGTACTCAAGAAATAGGATTAATAACTATTACTGATATTACTGCTTTAGTAGTTACTCTCGATCGTCCTATTGGAAATGACTATACGGTAGCTGCTGAGATAGATGAAGTTACAACTAATATGGCTGTTGTTGGCACTTTAGCAAATCCAGAAATATTTGAAATAGATCCGCCTCCATTAACTATTTGGCAATTAACAAGAATTTTATTTTCTATTACAGATGCCACCGCTCCAGATGACGGAAAATTTGGTGGTATGGCTGCTTTAACAAATGGCCTTTCTTTACGGGCTACAACAGAAGCTGGTCGAACAGTGGTGTTTGCTAACTGGAAAAATAATGGTGATATGAAGCTTGATATGTATGATGTTTCCTATACAGATAAAGCACCCGCTGGTAATCATGGAGTTAACGGGCGATGGACATTTACCAAATCTGAAGTAGTAGCAGAATTGAATGGAGATGCATCTCCAATACAAAAGATGGAAGCTTTAGTTCAAGATGATTTAACTGATTTAATTACACTTATTATGAAAGGTCAGGGGAGGGTATTCTCACCATGATAGAAAAATATATCACCGTATTAACGAGTATTTTTGTTTTCCATGTTTTATTCACTGCTTGTTATTTATTCGCTGGTAAGAAATTTAAAAAACTAATACATGATAATCATTTCTTCCCAACAAGATTTTTTAGGTATAAAGAACATAATTGGAAACTATTTTGGCTTTCACTTCTATGGCTTTTAGTATATTACCAAGAACCAATAATAACATGGTGTAAACAATGGTTAAGGTAGGAGAAAAAGGGATAAGCATTTTAAACGGAATATCTGTTGGTGGGGGTGGGATATCGGTTATAGGAACAGATTTTTCAAAATACAGTTTCTTTGTTGATCCACCTAATTTAGTTGACCACGTTTCCGGCAATTCCCCCATAAGTGAGAATGTCTACACGATAACTGCTGATGTGCGGAATTCTGTTAATGGTGTAGTAATGTCTGGTCCGTTGGGAGGTGTGTAATGACTATTTATAATATCGGTCCAGGTGAGACATATGAGACATTTACTGCTTTAGAAGCTGCTGTTGTTCTTGTTGGAGATGATATAGTTGATGGTATACCATCTGGTATAATCCCTTTTTTAGAAACTTGGACTCTTGCAACATCTGGAACATTAGATCACCTAATTACATTACAAAATGCTATAATTGATGGTGAAGACACAAGGTCATACTGTATAGATATTTCAAATAAAGAATTTCTGACCCTTGATAGTCTTAATGTTCGTGATGCAACAAGCCGTAATATTTGGGGGGAGGGTTCCAGTTCAAATGCTGGTATTTTGTTACGTGATATAATTTCAACTGGTGGTGTTGATGGAATTTGGATTCGCTCTAAGGTAGGATTAACATTTGATACTGTTTCGGTTTCGGATTGTAGTGACCAGGCAATTCAAATTACAAAAAATGGAGCACATCCACTTTCAGATATAATTTTATCAAAGATCACTATAGATGGATGTACCGGTGCTTTACAGATAGTTAGTGCTGAAAATATAAATATTAGTAGTGTTGATATCAGCAACGCTACAAGTTATGGACTTCAATTAAGATTAGTTTCGGGAACAGTTGTCGTTGATGGTATAACATCGAGTGCTGACGGTATTTCGGATTCAGGGGCGATTGGTTTCTGGGAAATTACTTCAGGAACTTTTACTCTCTCAAACATCACATCTACAGCATCACTAAAAGCAGGTGTCAGGTTCAGAAATATTACAGGGGCTATAGTCAATGCGTTTAATTTTAATGTATCAGGTTCTGAAGAGCAAGGTATTTGGTGTACTGATGCAACTGTTTCTATATCAGATTCAGAAGTATCTAATAATGATTTTACCGGCTTTGTTATTGATGGGACATTAGGAACTACAACTTTAAACGATAGTACATCAAACAATAATACACATGATGGAGTATCTGTAAATGGTGGTGCTACTGTAATATTAAATAGGCACATATCAGATTTTAATGGCTCAATTCCTGCTGTTAATACAGGTGACGCATACACAGCACACGATACAGCTAATTTTAACACGAACTTTTGTCTCGGTATTGGCAATACTAATACTGGAATAGCCCATATTGATACTCCAACGACAAATCAGTATCATATGACATTGATGGATAATTTTTCGGTAGGTGCAACAAGGGCAGAATTTTGGCTTGATACAACTGGTGGTGTTCAGACTCTTAAAAATAGTATCTTGAAAAATATTGGGAATAGTTACCCGTTAATAACACTATTTGATGGTGCAGTATCTTACCCTGTTACAGATTATAATGCTTATATTTCTGATTCTTTAACACCTTTTTATGATGGGCATCAAGCAGGGGGCAGCGAAGAATTAACTTTTTCTCAATGGATAACAGCATCAAGTCAGGATGTTAATTCATACTTCATACACAAAAACGGGGTTGTTTACGATTGGTACAAAGGTGATGACCCAGGAACGATAATTCAAACAACAGTATATAATCCTGTAAATATTGATGGAACACTTGTAAACAATACAAGTAATTTATTAATAGATGGTGGTTTATTTATAGTTGGTGTAAATGATGGTAATGAACTCGACGTATTTAACTATCCCGTCTTTGGCCGCGCCCCAAATATCGGAGCCAGCCAAGAACTTTATCATGCAGATGTAAAAGGTCAAGTAGATTTCGAGTTCACCGCATTATTCAACACAGGAGAACAAACCGGACAATTAGGTCTTATCACCACAAATGATGAAGCAGGAACAATAGTTTACTACGATGATGATACAGGAAAATTAAAAGTCTCAGACGGTGTAAATACAGCAGAATATACTTTAACATTAGTCTCAGGTACTAAATATTTTGGATCGTTGCAATATGGTACAATATCAGGCCAGCAAATGAGAATAGGTGAAGGTGGGTCATATGGAACAGCAGTGACAAATAAAGGATTCTTCCCGAACGCTGATGATTTGGAATTTAAAGTCAATTCTAATTTGTTATTCACAATAGGGGATGTTAAATGGTATAAGGAAATACAATAATGATATATGGAATAAGATTAAGTAACCTAAAAATGAGGCTGATATGTCTGAAATCACAAAAGAAACTTTTGAAAAATTTGATACTGATTCTAAGCTAAACACACTTTTTGATTATCATAGCTCAACAAGCCTGGGTATAAAAAACATAGAATCTCTTTTACAGGGACACCCGAAAGATTGTGAAAAAAGATTCACAAAACTTGAGAAAACAAAAATTAAAAATACTGCTTTCTCAGCCGCAATGGGTTTTGTAGGAGGGTTCGTTGCAATGCTGACAAAATTAAAGTTTTGGGGGTAATTAATGATAAAAATACTAAAAGTTTTCCGGTTTCATTTTAGAATTGTAATTGGCGTGATTGGTTTTTTAATACTTCTATCTATGATTATTTATAATTTTTTTGATATATCCAAAAGTCTTGCTCGGGGTATTGCTCTTTACGCATTTGGTGGCAGTATCTTTGCTTTTCTTATGTGGCAATTTGGTTTTATAGATTGGGTTAAGGGTTTCATAAAAGGGATGAGGTCAAAATGAAAACAAAATTCTTATCAAAACTTATTTACGAAGACATTGTTGGCGGCAAATACATTCGCTTATATAAACCATTTAGATATTATAGTGAAATTCTTGATTTAGAGGTTGAAATTCCAAGTGGCTTCATATGTGATCTTGAGTCTGTAAAATTAATCAAAGGAACATCAAACAGAGGTGGGGTAGCTCATGATTATTGGTCCAGAAAAGACAGTGTCCCGGTGGTTTCAAAACAGAAAGCAGCCTCATTGTATTTAGAAATTCAAATATGTAGAGATAACATGCTGAAAGAAGGATTTTTTAAACGCCTGGATCGGGCATTCAGAAGACGATTTAAAACAATTGTTGTAAGGATAGCTCCTGGATATTTTCATAAACGTTACGTCTTAGATCCACTGGAAAAATTTTAATATTTAATTCCCCAAAATTGAGGCATATAATTTTCTAATCGATCAATTAAATAACCAATAAGACCCTTAATGCTTTACAAAATAGTCAATTCTTAAAATAAGAGGTTAATTTGTGGAAAATTGAAACAGTATCTCCTACAGTACAACGAATGAGAATAAAGTATGGTCCGAATAAAGACTGGAGGTTTAGAATACTTTGCACATCTGACGAACATATCGACCACACTTACACTGACCGTAAATTAATCAAAAAACACCTTGAAGAAGCAAAAGTTAATAACTGGCCTTGTATAAAAATGGGTGATTTATTTTGTGCAATGCAGGGTAAAAAAGATCCAAGAAGCTCAAGAGTAGCTTTGCAGAATGTTTTTAATGACAAAGAAGAATACTTCGATGCCCTTGTTGATTATGCCTATGATTTTTTACTCCCGTATAAAGACCAATATGCTTTACAAGCTTTGGGGAATCATGAAACATCTATCATATCACATAATGAAACTCATTTATTAAAAAGACTTGTAAGAAGGCTTAATGAAGTTGGATCACCAGTACAATTAGGTGCTTATTCTGGCTATCTAAAGCTGCTTTTCGAATCAAAGCCCGGTGGAAAAAGGAAATCTATTAATATTAAATATCTTCATGGATCTGGAGGATCTGCTCCAGTAACTAAAGGAGTTATTAAGACCAATAGACGGGCTGTCAGTTTCCCAGATGCCAACATTGTTTTATCTGGTCATACGCATGAGGCTTTTGTACTTCCAATTCCACAAGAAAGATTATCAGAACAATGTAGACCCTACATGCAAGAACAATTGCATGTTCAAATACCTTCATACAAAGATGAAGTGATTGGTAAAGTTTCCGGATTCCCTGTTGAAAAAGAATTTCCATTGAAAACTGTCGGCGCATATTGGCTTGAATTTAAATATAATAGGCAAGAAGATAAAATAAAATACGATGCATTTAGGGTATGATGAAAATAACCATGCAAAAATGAACTCTATATTTAGTTTTACATGGAAACACCCCTGTCTTTTATGAACAATGGTGGCATTTTAACCCTGTATTTTGTGACTTTTGCAATGTAACCGAACGGGAACGCTTTTACATATTGGCCCGATTTAACTCTTAATTATTACCGAACGGGTACGTATGTCCAAATAAATGGACTGAACAGATTTGGTGAACGATATATATTTGTGGTCAATATTTTAATCTTAAACTGATTTGTGGTTAATAATGTGGAAAATATTAACTCATAATTTCGTAATGAACAAGATCTTGAAAATTCTGATCAGTTATTGGTTCGCCATCCATATCCCAATTCCCACCCCATCTTATTTCGATACCTATTATTTTGGCTGATGCCAAGATAATTCCAGCCAGGACGAGGCAATGTTCTTTTTTCCATGAAATTTTACCATTTACAACAGGGGTGACATCTATAGCATCTGACTTATCACCCTCTTTCAAAATATTATGTTTACCATTTGGCCATTGAACTTTACTTTTACCTAATTTAAAATATTGGTTTTGTTCAGCTTTACCCCGGATACTTTCTATTACCGCCATGTCCATTATTCCCATAGATAGTGCATGATTTAATACGGCATAAAGATATATATTTGCATCGCTTAAGACTCTTTTTGATTTTTTACCCCATTTGTATTTTGACATGATAATACTTCCTTTTTTAATCTCTCCTTTAATCGTTTTTTTGTTTCTGAAACTGTCTCTCTATAAAAGCATTTACCTTGTGTGTAAACAAATTTACAAAACACGATATTTTCCGGGCTGCATTTTATTTCTTCGGCGCATAATACCCGACAGTTGGGACATTACCATCTGTCTTTTTCTGCCATGTGACACCTCTTTTATAGAGTATCATCTGGTATTGGTTGGGTCAAATTATTTGTTCATATCTTTTCCTTATAGCTTTATTATCAAGGACAATGTATCATCTTTTGTTATTTTAAATTATATGCCCATCCTTTCATTGCAGAAAACCATAAAATAGTGTCTATATATGAAAGAAACTTGCCGGTATCGTCAGATATTTCTTTACACATTATTTGAGGGGATCTGTAACCATTAATCTGAGCAAGTCTATTTAAATGAACGTCTGGTTTACAGACATTCTTAAAACCAAGATTCTTTGCTAATTGGTAAACTAAGGCTTTGCCACCCATATATGGTAATGTTTTTAAAAATTCCAGCTTTTTAGATTCTGTAAACAATAAAGAATATTCATCCCACCATTCTTTATAATTCTTTTCCCATGATTTGACAGCCTTATTTTTATGAGGGTGTTTGCAAATACCAGTTTCATGATATTTTTTTTCCATTGTCCTGGCTGCTTTATATGAAATGCCGGAACACATAATAACCCAAATAGCCTCACTTAAAAATTTTGAAGATGATTCACATTCCTTAAGATTTAATACCCATTGTATCATTTCTTTACCTTCAAAATCATTTTCACAAAGTGTCTCAAGCTTATGAAAGCTTCCCAAAATATTATTCATACCATACTCCTATGTGTCATGATAATATATAATCAAATCATTCTCCCCTGGTTTACAGCACTTCTTGCCATTATTGTGTTGCCGTTTATCATTATTGCGACTGAGATCATTTCATTCACCTTTTGGCTTGAACCTTAATAAATTTTTACCATAATCATCAGGGTCGCAAAGATTCACGCCTTTATCAACCCAATATATCTGGACATAATATAAATATTCTGCCTGTTGTGCTCGGCTGAACTTTTCAGTTTTAATATAATTCTCAACAAACCATTTCATTCTTTCAATATAATCTTCAAGGATCTGGACTTGATCTCGGAAACTTCTAAACAGAATAGCATAATTATTATCGTCTCTCATTAGGATAGGATGCCCAAATTCTTTCTTGTTCCAAATATGAACAGTTAGGGGTAGATCATTACCTCCAAGGCCGGCTTTTGATATCTCCTCGTTCCATTTCCATTTTAGACCACGTTGCTTTGCAGTAGATGATTTATCAACCTTTTTTGTGATTACCAGGCAGGAACCATCCAGGGGCATTTCATCTATGAGATTTTTTGCATATCTCTTTTGGCGTTCTGAATCAATTATGATTGATTTCATTCCTTAAATTCCTCAATAGTCTGCTTAATACATGAAATCTCATAAAATATTTGCCGTTCTTTATCTTCATATGATGGGCCTTCTGTGTTTAAAGACACTGACATTACACCTATGCTTTTTTCTACCTGGGATAAAAGAGATTTTAGGTTTTTATTGGCAATATAAATTTCCCTGTAAATATTAGTTGTCATTTTATCATCCTCCGTAATAAAAATACTCTCCATACAATGCCAGCAAAATAACTAATGCACAGAATAAGAATAGTGTGTATGGGTTCATTTGTTTATCCTAATGTAAAATTAGCGGTTTTGATTTTATTTAGTTCGCTCAATGTCATTCCAATTTTAAATGTATTCATTTTAATTCTGAGACTGTAGACATAATTATTATTAACAAAAATACACATTCTATCATTAACACGATGGACTCTATATAATTCAGTAGGAAGTTGGGTATTAATAAGTTGCATACCTTCAATAAGAACAATATCAGTATCAACCTTAATAACAAATCCAAGCTCACATAACCACGGCAAGTATTTCATCATGGTTGGGTATTGTTCTATAGATTTAAATGATATTATAAACCATCGTCTATCCTGATCCTCTTCTTCATATTCTTTTAGAATTTTAGCATATACTTTTTTGTATTGACCTTTTGGCAATACAGCTTTATAAAGGTCTAAAAGAGTGAAGTCTTTGTATAGTTCATATTCCATTTGTTTATCCTTGGTGTTTATATATCATAAAGATTACTTTGAAAAGTTCTTCGATCTTAGACAAAATCTAACGTTTGAATGTCTTTCTTTGATCCATAGGTGTGCAATTGGGCAGTCGTCACAATATGCACTTATTCCGCCTGTTTCGAGAAGACAAACGGACTTTCTAACGTGTTCAGCCGCAATCTTCACAGACCCAAGAAGCGTGTCATAGTATTCTATCTTATCAAGATTCTCATATTCTTTTTCACTTAAAAGGTATTCCATATCCTATCCTTTCTCTAATTTAAGTTTATCTTTTAAACATTAATTCAAATCACCCCTGCAATCCGCAAAGCAATATACCTGATCAGCAAAGTCTCTGCTATTCCAAGTATTTGACCG